ATGAGGAACGGATTAAAAAGCTTGAAAAGGAAATATCGGAGAGCAGGAAATTGAATGAGGAACTTACTAAAAGATTGCTAAAGGATTAAAGAGAAAAACCGCTTTGTGATTGTGAATTTGGAGAATGTTTATTGCTTGGAGAGTTAGGAGGATTTGGGAATGGATAGAGTGTGTATTGAACATAGAAAAGAAATGCCAAACATGGAAGAATTTAAGAAAGCAGTACAGCCGCTCATTGATTGGGTAAATGCGAATTGCGACCCACACGAAAAGGTTGTTGTTGAAATGGGAAATGCAGTTTTAATCAGCGAAGAAATGGGATTTACATTTGAAATTCCAGATTAAGGAGGTTTAACGCATGGACATAAAAGAATTTGCAAAGTCAATCAGCGGAAAAGAATACGACCATCCGCAGTTTACCAAAGAAGAAATCGAAACAGCGAAAGAAAACGGATTTGTCATTGTATATGGTTGCTCTGATGACCTTATGGAATTTGAGGGAGCGATACAAGACGAGGGCGGCTGTTTTGACGGAGGAAATGTTTATTTCAATAAAACGGAAGTATGCCAGGACGAAACAGACCGTTCTGCATTTGACAATTATAGCAACTGTATAAAGGCGTTGTGGCGCGAAAACGAGGAAAACAGAAAGCCTATCTGCTGGACTTACGAAACCGAGATACCGCACGAAACCTTTATGATTTATGAGGGCGGAGAGCCTTATTGCAGAGGGATTGTGTTCAGAATTGATGATTTGAAATAGGAGGGATTTAAGAATGTTTGAAAGCATTGATATGAAATTAGAAAAGATTGGATTTGTGAAACTTCATGGAGAAGATGAAGAAAGTAAATATGGAGTTTATTACAGAAGAAAAGTTGAGCAGTTTGGATATTATCAAAGGCTTGATATATACCACAAGGCAAACGGCAGACACTTGATTATTTCGTATCAAGAGGGTGTTAATTCTGATAAGTTAAATAATTCTGTCGGTCTTACATACAAAGAAATGAAACTTGCCATGAAGAAATATCGGAAGATGAAACGCAGGTATGGTTGGAAATAGATTAAGGAGGCTTAACCGATATGAGGATTTTGTCACAGGACAAGGGTAAGTACGATTTGCCGTATGAAAATATAGTTTTAGAGAAAATGATGGATTGCAACACGATTTACGCCTATACAGGCACAGGACAGCCGTTCAAAATGGCGGTTTATTCTTCTACTGAAAGAATGGATAAGGCTATGGAGATGTTGAGAAATGCCTACTCTCCAAACATTAAAATAAAAGAACCCATTCAAAAGGAAATGCCAAAAATGAGAAGCGATGATTGGGTTTGGAGCATGAGCGAACCAAGAGTAGAAGTTTTGGATAATTTCTATTTTCAGTTTCCGGCTGACGATGAAGTGGGGGTATGACATGAACATAAAAGATTTCAAAGTCGGTCAGACGGTTTATGTTGAGCTGACAGGTAATGCAAGCAGAGGAAAGACACCTGAACAGTGCATTGAGGAATGGGAGATAACTTCCGTTGGGAGAAAATACATAAAGGCTTACAAGAAACAAAACGGAATATTTCGATTTGAAACCACGTTTGAATATAGAAAAAACTATAAAAGATTTGTTGAGAAAACTGATTGCTGCGTAGATTACATTCTCTATCTGGAAAGGCATGAGATTGAGGAAAAGCACGAGAAAAGCAGACTGTTTATGGAGGTTGAACAGCGGTTCAGATTCGGTTTGCAAAGGGATATTTCCTTAGAACAATTGAGGGCGATACATGGGATTTTGGAGGGAGGAAATAAGGAAAATGAGAAAGGTTAAATTTTATTTAGGAACTGGGTATCCTACGTGCAGTCATGAAGAAATTATGGAATTTGATGATGGTACAACAGATGAAGAAATAGAAGGTTGAGGAAGATGTAAAAGAGGGAGAGGAAACAGATGTTGATGTCGAATTTGATTTATCTTCTTCAAACATTGAGATTGATGATTTCAGAAAAGAAAATGGATAAGGCTATTGGGATGTTGCATGAGGCAAATTATTAGAAAGGAGCTATTATAGAGCAGTATGTGAATAAAAAAGAAGGCAATAGAATTATCACAAATTGTTGTGCATTGCTGGCAGAGCATCTATATAAAGCCCAATATAATAATGAGTATACCTGTACTAATGAAAGATATTGTGTAGGTGTAAAGTTTTAGGAGGGAGATAAAATACAGGAATTATTTAATGGAGATTGCTTTGAAGTGATGAAATCACTAATAGCAAAAGGAGTGAAAGTAGAAGCAATTATTTGTGATCCACCCTATAATATCAATTACACAGAATGGGATAATAGTTTTAATATGCCAATAGCTATACAGCTATGTTATAATTTATTAAAGGATAATGGAAACTTAGTTTTGTTCCAGGGTTGGTCTAATGTAGCCGATACAAAATGTTTGTTGGATGAGAAATTTATTATGCAAAATTGGATTGTATGGGACAGAATTAAAGGACGTGGCTCGAAAAAGAATTTTGTTTCTACAAGAGAAGATATCTTGTGGTATTGCAAAGGAAAAACTCCTACATATCAAAAAATCTATTCTAATATTCCAAAGAAAACAGGAGGAATGGGAAGGAAGAACGGACAAGAATGTAGAGCGCTTACAAATGTTTGGTATGATATTTCGCCTATTGTTCCATGGAGTCCAGAAAGGAATGGGGCATCCGACGCAAAAACCATTGCAACTTATGGAAAGATGTGTAACCATCTGGACAAATGAAGGTGATACAATTTTAGATTTTACAATGGGAACAGGAACAACAGGTGTGGCAGCGTTGAAGCTAGGAAGAAATTTTATTGGAATAGAAAAAGAAAAGAAATGGTTTGATATAGCAAAGGAGAGAATGAAGGATAACAGAATATAAAGATTATAAGAAGGATCTAATAAAAAGGAGTATCTGATTTTAATAGATGTTCGGAATAATGCCTTCAGTAATATTTATTAAAAAAATTATATAATCAAGAGACTATTATATAAACAGCCTCTTGATTTGTAAAAATCTGGTAGCAACATGCTATAGTTATCTGCATTTTTTGCATTGTGATTGGGGGACTGTTTTTCCATTTATTGTTCGCCATCCAAACAACTTGTCTATTTCATCTTTCCCGCGAGCTTCCTTTTTACACTTTGGACATATTGCCATAATTATATTTGGCATAAATCAAGCCTCCCTTATAAAATGATTATTACTATTATAACACAATAGAAGGAGAATGCAAATATAAAATAAAAAATAAGGAAGAATTAATTTTTATGAATTTACCAGAAATGAAAGAACCTATGAGTAAAATCGTAGTAATGGTTCTACGGAAATATACTAGTGGTGAAAAATTTTTCACAGAAGTATATAATAAATACAGATATAACACAAGATATTTATAAAAATTATTATGACATGGAGAAAAATGTATGACATATGTGCATTTATTGGCATATAAAAAAATACAAAGTATGGATGGAATGCTTATGAGATAGATATAGCAGTTCTGGATTGTGAATGTGGAGGGTAGGTTGGTGAAGTATGAATTAGAAAGATATGAATACACCAATAAAAGATATTGTTGGGTTACTAGAGAAAAGAGATAAGAAAATAAAGGAGAAATTAAGAATTGTTTATCCTGTAAAAACAATGTGGGGTTTCAGCTACATATATATGATATTTATACTAGTTTAGATTAGGAAGAAGAAAACGAAATAAGTAGAAATGAAACTTACATTTTATGAGGAGGTAGTTAAATGAATTACTATATAGCAGATACACATTTGGGACATGACAATATTCGTAAGTTATCTAACAGACCATTTAATACAGTAGAAGAAATGGATGAGGTTATTATCAATAATTGGAATAGTAGGGTTGCAGATAATGATGATATTTATATATTAGGCGACTTTTCCTATAAAGGCAAAGATCCGATTTCTTACCTTAAACAGTTAAAAGGGCGAAAACATTTAATAGTAGGGAATCATGATGGTAAATTGTTGAAAAGCCCTGATTGTGAAAAGTATTTTGTTGAAATTGTTGATATAAAGATGGTTCAAGATAACGGAAGGCAAATTGTTTGTTGTCATTATCCAATGGTGGAATGGAATGGTTATTATAGAAATGTTCTACATTTTTACGGGCATATTCATAATAACTTTAACAATGAAACGAATCAATATATGTCTAAGGTTAAAAATGCTTATAATGTAGGGGTAGATATTATTGGATTCTTTCCAAAAACGTTAAATGAAATTTTAGAAATGAAGAATTAGTATATGAGTCTAAAATATATGTAAATGAAAGAATTATAAAGGGGGATATTTAAAATGGAAGTATCTGTAGTAGCAAAACAACGCTTTTGCAAAGATTGTAATATTCCGTTACGTATTTTCCAGGAGCCATATTTTAGTGACAGGATAAAGTTATATGATAAATTTTATGGAACAAATGAAAAATGGAATCTGTTTGTAAGTGAGTTAGAGAAGTATCATTGTGAGCAAGATTACTTTGAAGAATATAATCGTATAAAAGATTCTGCTATTTTATCCATTAAAGAATCAAGCTCCTATAAACGTTTTAATGAGGAAGACATGAATAAGTACCGGATTACACATATAGATCTTCCGAGTAAGGACATATTTAAGCCTTCTAATAATGGAAAGTGTTTTATTAGCATTGATATGAGAAAAGCGAATTTTTCAGCTTTGCAGAATTATAGTTCTGAAATTTTTGGTAACGCGGATACATGGGAAGAATTTATTGGGAGATATACTCTAAATCAGCATATTATAAACAGCAAATATATTCGCCAGGTGATTTTGGGAAACTGTAATCCAAAAAGGCATATTACCTATGAGAAATATATAATGGATCAACTTTTAATACACTTAAAAGAAGTAATTTCAATTGATAGAGTAGTATTTTTCTCTAACGATGAAATTGTAATAGATGTTTCTGATAGGGAGGATGGGTTAAATTATTTACTTGTAAGCTGGATCAAGAAAAATATAAATAATATGATTTATGGAAATGATTGTCTTATTCCAGTTCCATTTAGAGTAGAACTGTTTCGCCTTTATGTAATTCATGGAACAGAAGGATTTTATAAAGAGATTATAAAAGAAAATGGAGAAAAAGATATTGAGTTTAAATGTTTAGATAATTATATGTTGCCGTTTGTAATCAGAAGGTTTTTAAAAGAAGATATTACGGAAAATGATAAAGTATTTTATCATGAAGGATTATTAGCACAGTTTATCGAAATTCCGGAAATAGAGGAAGATATTACTGAATATTAGACATAGAAATACCTGAAACAGTAAAGTTGGGCTTAAATTAAGAAACACGAAATAGAACATACAGAAATAATTTTGGGTAAATAACAAATAGCTCTGTTATTTATATAAGGTCGGCAACCAGACTTAGATAATGTAAACAACTAAGTTTCATGAGTAATAGGGATATGAATGAAATAATCGTTGCGATATCTGATACCATAGGCAACACCTCCGTTTGAAATAGTGAGCATAATGTCCCATAGGTTTTTCTCACTACTCGTTATGAGGATCTAAGTCTGGTATTCTGCACCTGGGACACATATAGAATATAACGAATTCTACAGTAAGTCAATAATTTTATTAGTCAATCTTACAGTTTTATGGAAATTATATATGGAGAAATAAAATGAGAACAATAATTAAAAATAGACATGAAATAGATAGTAATTAAAGAGAACAAAATAGCGATTATGTACATATATTACGGTCTAGATTATAGATGCTATTAAAAAAGAGAATTATTGTGGTGAGCAATGGTTTGAAATGAAAGCATATTAAAAATAGAAATAAAGAAAGGATAAAATGAAAAGTTCCTATAGGTGAAAAGCACGTGCAACTTACGACGGTAAGTGAAGAATGAGAATTTTACTTTTATTAAGAGGTTCTGCCGGATGTGGTAAATCCACATGGATTGAAAAGAATGGGTTAAAATCCTATACATTATCAGTAGATGATATCAGATTATTATGCCAGAGTCCTATTATGCGGCTGGATGGTAGGGAAGAAATCAGTCAAAGTAATGATGGCATTGCATGGAAGGTTTTATTCAACTTGTTAGAAACAAGGATGAAAAAAGGAGAATTTACAGTAGTAGATGCAACTAATTCCAAGACATCAGAAATCAACAGATATAAACAAATGTGTGATACCTATAGATATCGGATTTATTGTGTTGATTTTACAGATATTCCAATTGAAGAAGTAAAAAGGAGAAATGCAAACAGAGTACCATTAAAGAGAGTACCTGAAGAAGTGATAGATAAAATGTATTCCAGATTTGCTACGCAAAAGATTCCATCTGGAGTAAAGATTATCAAACCAGATGAATTAGATACTATTTGGATGAAAATGATTGATTTGTCAGAGTATGAAAAAATTCATCATATTGGAGATATCCATGGCTGCAATACTGTGTTGCAGAAATATCTATCAGATAATGGTGGAATGAAAGATAATGAGTTTTTCATTTTTACAGGTGATTATATTGATCGAGGAATTGAAAATGCCGAAGTTGTAAAGTTTCTTATTTCGATTAAAGATAAGAGAAATGTATTGATGTTAGAAGGGAACCATGAAAAATGGTTATGGTTATACGCTAATGATTGTCTCAGCCAATCAAAAGAATTTGAGTTAGTAACAAAACCAGCACTTATTGAGGCTGGAATTGATAAAAAAGATATCAGACAGTTATATAGAAGATTTGGACAGTGTGCTTATTATAAATATGAAGATAAAGTTTTCTTGGTTACTCATGCTGGACTCAGTACAGTTCCTAACAATTTATCATTTGTAGCAACCGATCAAATGATTCATGGAGTAGGCAATTACAATGATTTTGAGAAAATGGCAGAGACGTATTTGAATACTACGCCAGAAAATTATTACCAGGTTCATGGACATAGAAATACGAAACAATTGCCAATTCAAGTAAATGACAAGGTATTCAATTTAGAAGGACAAGTAGAATTTGGAGGTTATCTCAGGTGTGTTCAGATTGATAAAAATGGGATTCATACAATAGAAGTAAAGAATGAGGTATTTAAAACACCAGAAATCAAAAAAGAGCAAACTGTAACAGGCAGTACGATAGCAGATGTCATTATTGCATTGCGTTCTAATAAGTATATTCAAGAAAAGAAGTTCGGTAATATTTCATCTTTTAATTTTACCCCTAAAGTATTTTACAATAAAATATGGGACGAACAGACTACGAAAGCAAGAGGACTATATCTTGACACAATGAAAGGAAAAGTAGTAGCAAGAGCATATACAAAATTTTTTAATGTCAATGAACGTTCTGAAACGAAATTTGATATGTTGCAGCATAAACTACAATTTCCTGTAACAGCATATGTGAAAGAGAATGGTTTTCTGGGAATTATCAGCTATAACGAATATGAAGATGATTTATTTATTGCAAGTAAGTCTACAATTGACAGTGAATTTGCTGGCTGGCTTAAAGATATGTTGTATGAGAAAGTATCAGAAGAAAATATACTGAAAATGAAGAATTATATAAAAGAACATAATGTATCATTCGTGTTTGAATGTGTTGATAGGAAGAACGATCCGCATATTATCGAATATTCTGAAAACAAGTTGGTATTATTAGATATTGTTTACAATCAAATGAAGTTTGCTAAATATGAATATGGTGAGATGTGCCATATTGCAGAGCAGTTTGGATTAGAACACAAAGAAAAAGCGTTTGAGATTGCAAATTGGCAAGATTTTTTTGATTGGTATTATGATGTTTTACAGGAAGACTACGAATACAACAATAACAAGATTGAAGGTTTTGTAATTGAAGACAGTTCTGGATATATGGTCAAGCTAAAGCTGACATATTATCATTTCTGGAAATTTATGAGAAGCGTAGCTCATGAGACAATTAAAAACGGATACATTTATAAAACTTCTGGATTAACCACACCAATAGCAAATGAATTTTATGCTTGGGTTAGAAATTTACATGATATAGAAGATTTGAGTAGCATGCCAAGAGATATTTGTACGTTAAGAAGGCTTTTTTATAAGGAAAGGGGAAAATATGAAAACACAAATTAGAAGAGGTGTATTTGAAACAAACTCAAGTAGTATGCACTCTTTTACGGTTATGAAACGAGAAGATAAATATACTAAAGAAGAAATTCTAAATGGAATATACCTAGAAAGGGATGCAGATACAGGAGAGGTGTCTTGTGTTTGGAAACCATGGATTCATGATATGGAGTTTGGGAGAAGCCCATTTAGGGCTATAGGAACATTTGCAGATAAATGGCTGTATGCTTGTGCATCTTTGGTTCATGAATACAATGATGAGGTTTATAAAGAACTTGTTTCACTCGCGCTGAAATACATACCAGGTCTTAAGAAGATTAAACTTCCGATGGGTAATCGTATAATTGCGAATAAAGATTCTAAAATACATGAAAATAACGATTATTATCAAATACATGGAAAGACTGAAGAAGAATTAAAAGAATATTTATTACAAAAAGGAAATGATTGGGAGATTGCAGTCGGATATTGGGAAGCAAGTGGATGGTGGCATTATGAAGAGCCATATACAGGATGTGTAGATGAAGATATTTTGAGTAATTTTTTAAAAAAGGAGAATATCTCTCTTGAAGAATATCTTATCAATAAGAAATATATAGTAATTCAGGATGGTGATGAGTACTGTTATTGGAAAGATATGAAGCGAACAGGATTAGTAAATATGGAGACAATTGACCATGAATATCCAGAAGAGGATTGGGAATAGAATGAGAAGAAAAATTAGAGAAGATGTATTTGAAACAAACTCGTCTTCCGCCCACAGCTTGGTTATTTCTAATGACGGAAGGGAAGCGAGCAAGTTTAAACTGAATAAAGATGGAGAAATAGAAATTGATTTTGGACAGTTCGGTAAAGACTTATGCTTTTATACTTCCCAGTATGACAAGCTTTCTTATTTAATTACTTGTCTGTATTATTTATCTGAATATGATGATATTTCTAATATTTATGATATGTGGGAGTTTAAAAGAATTCAGGAGACGGTATGTAAATATTCTGGGGCAACGGGAATCAAAATTTTAGGAGAACAAGATCCGGATATTGATCATCAGTCGCAGCCTTATAGTGAAATCAACATCATAGATATTTATGATGAGGATGCAATTATTAACTTTGTATTCAATAAATATGTGTCATTAAAGACAGATTGTGATTAGGAGAGAAAATTTTATGAAAAAGCAAGTAAGACGTGAAATTTTTGAGATTAATAGTAGTAGCTTACATTTCTTAGTTATGTGTATAGAGTCTGATTATGATAAGTGAGATAAAGGGGAAGCATTATTGCTTTCTGGTTCAGGATGGCATTATCCAGAAAATAATAAACCACTAATCAAACATTTTTATACGAAAGAAGAAGCAATAGCATTTGAAAAGTCTAGTAAATATCCTCCAGATGGGGATTTTGGCTGGAACGATGATGAGAATGTTATGGATATGATAGTTAATCAAGAATGGGGTTTGAGTGGGAGTATATAGTATGGAGGTTTACAGGTGAACAGTTGGAAGATTTATAAAAATGGGAATTACACAGTTAAATTTAATATTTTAGACGGAACTAAAATTAGAGAAACGCAAGAGGATGAATTCATTCCTGATTTTGCAGAGAATAATGATATTAAAATAAGCAATTATTGCGACATGTCTTGTGCTTTTTGTCATGAGGGAAGTACAAAAAATGGTAAACATGGAGATATCCTAAACCAAAATTTTATTGAAACTTTACATCCGTATCAGGAGGTTGCACTTGGAGGGGGTGACGTAACAAGCCATCCCGATCTGATTCCGTTCTTACATAAGCTAAAAGATAAAAGGGTTATTGCAAATGTTACAGTCAATCAAAAACATTTTGAACAGAAGCAGGAACTGATTAAAAAATTAGCTGAAGAAAAATTGATATATGGTCTTGGGGTATCACTTGTAGATCCAACAGATGAATTTATATCATTGGTCAAACAGTATCCAAATGCAGTTATTCATGTAATAAACGGTATATTTAAACCATCTGACGTAAAGATATTGTCTGATAAAGGTTTAAAAATACTTATCCTTGGATATAAACAGTTAAGACGTGGAAATGAATGGTATAGGGCGGAGTGTGAAAATATTATTGCTAAACAAATGTGGCTGAAAGAAAACATTGGTGCCATCATCGAACATTTCAAAGTAGTAAGCTTTGATAATTTAGCCTTAGAACAGCTTGAAGTCCGACGGCTGATGAGTAGTGAAGAATGGGATGAGTTTTATATGGGAGAGGATTCGGAATTTACCTATTTTATTGATATGGTAGAAAAGGAGTTTTCTAAAAGTTCAACATCTCCTTTAGATGAGAGATTTGATTTACTTGAATCAGTTGATGATATGTTTGAGAAAATTAGGTTAAGGAAGTGATGAATTTACAAGATGATGAACAATATGTTTGGATGCTAGGAAGGAGTAATAAAATGTAAGAAACTGCTTGGATTGTTATTGGAATTGGTTTAATTGTTTTGTTTTCTACTATCAGGGATTGTGTGATAGATTATATAGAAAGCAAAAAATAAAAAGAAATGGAGGAAAAAATGAAAGGTTTAACTCAAAATGAGGTTATAAAAAGCAGAAAGAAATACGGCAGCAATAAACTACCAGAGCCAAAATTAAAAAAATGGTATGAGTTTGCAAAGGAAGCATTAAGTGAAAAAATTACAATGATCCTTATTTCTATCGCTGTTTTACAATTTGGACTAACTTTTGTTGGAGTAATGGAATTTTCAGAGCCAGCTATGATTATGGTTGTGCTTGGAATCGTGACAGGAATTGCCGTAAAAACAGGGATTGGAGTACAAAAATCTGCAGTTGAGTTAAGAGAAAAAACATCTGTAAGGTATTGCGATGTGATTAGAGATGGGAAATTAGAAACCATCAATAAAGATGATATTGTAGTAGGAGATATTGTATGCCTTGGATTAGGAAATGAAATTTTTGCAGATGGGTATATAGTAGAAGGAAAAATTTCGGTTAATAATGCTGCTATCAATGGAGAAACAAAAGAGTGTAAGAAAAAGCCAGTAGATGAATATATTCATAAGAAAACGACATCAACCGATGCTTATACAAATGAAAATTGTCTCTTTGCTGGTACAACAGTAATGTCAGGCGAAGGGAAGATGGTAGTAACAGATGTTGGAGTGAATACGATTAATGGTGATACAATGGTAAAAATGCAAACGCTGGAATCACCTAAAACAGCATTAAATATTGCACTTGATAATTTAGGCGATTTTATATCAAAATGGGGAACCGCGGCTGCTATTTTAACATTTATCGTATTGGTGACTTCGGGAATTTTAAAGGTAGGATTTGAGAATTATTTTTCAGATAATGTATTTAGCTTGGCACAAAAATTTGCACAAAACTTTTCTGTGGCATTAACCATTATCGTAGCAGCAGTTCCGGAAGGGCTTCCTTTGATTGTGAAATTGGTTACAAAGCAAAATGTAAAAACTATGGAAAGATTCAATATTCTTGCCAAAAATCCAAATAAGATTCCAGAATTAGCCTATGTTGATATCATTTGTACAGATAAAACTGGAACTTTAACAACAGGAATGATGTCTCCTAAAACAGTGATAGATGGAAGTGGAAAAGAGTTGTTAAAAAATTCTACTCTTTGGGATACTGTTCAGAAAAATATAGTACTAAATAATAGTGCAACCTTTGACAGAGAAGGAAGCATAATAGGAGGTAATTCTATTGACCGAGCAGTATTAAGCCTTGTAAATCCGTCGAATTACTCAGAAATTGTAAAAAACAACAAAATGAAGGACAAGCAAGTATTTAGTAGCTTAAATAAATACTCTGCCTTTACCGCAGAAAATGGCATTACATATTATAAAGGCGCACCAGAGAGAATTATTGATTTTTGTTCGCAACACATGCAGGAGAATGGAACGGTATTTGAATTCACAAAAGAAATGAAAAGCAATCTAAGTGATACAATTAAAACAATGACCTCGAAATCTATGAGGTGTATTGCCCTGGCAGTTAAAAATGAAGCATTGATAGAAAATCATCTGCCACATGAAATGACGCTTTTAGGGGTTATAGGAGTGGTAGATCCGATAAGAGAAGAGGTGCCAAAAGCAGTAAAGACAGCACAAAAAGCAGGGATACAAGTAATCGAAATTACAGGAGATTGTATTGAAACTGCCGTAGCTGTGGCAAAGGAATGTGGTATTTATAAAGATGGAGAGGTTGCATTGACAAATGACGAATTTGAAGCAATGACGGATGAAGAAGTAAAAGAGGTTCTTCCTTCTCTTCGCGTTATCTCAAGATGTTCTCCAAATACAAAATTGCGTTTGGTGACATTGGCACAGGAAATTGATAAATCGGTTGCGATGACAGGGGATGGAGTAAATGATTCACCTGCCTTAAAGAGAGCAGATGTTGGTTTTGGTATGCAAAGCGGAAGCGATGTTGCAAAAGAAGCAAGTGATATTGTTTTAACAGATGATAATTTTGCTTCCACTGTAAAGGCAGTAGAACTTGGCAGGACATTTATGCACAACATTATGATGTTTTTAGAGTTCCAACTTCCTATCAATATTTCATTATTGATTTTAGGTATTTTGTATCCAATTTTTGCTTCTGGTATGTCTGTTTTAGCATCTGTTCAAATATTGATCGTAAATATTATTATGGATTCTTTAAACTCTCTTTCCTTTGGCGGAGAACCTTCTAAAAAAGAATATATATGTGAGGTTCCTATTAAAAAAGGCTCTGGCTTATTTATCAGAGGAGCAAAGGGAAGAATCGCAATTGCCGCATGTACTTTTATCGGGGTGTATTTCCTTATGATGTTTACATCTCTACACGGATATTTTACGAGTGATTTGGAATTTTTGACTGCTAGATTTACGATACTTTGCTTCATGGCTGTATTTAATGGATTTAATATTCGGACAGAACATTTTAATCTATTTCATGGTTTGAAAAAAAATAAATTATTTGTTGAGATAGCAATTGGAATCTTTGTTGGAGTTATGATTGCTTGTACGTTTTTAGGAGAATTATTGAAACTTACTTCATTGAACCTGATTCAATGGCTTATCGTTATAGGTCTTTCTCTTTTGGTAATTCCAGTAGATTTGATTAGAAAAGCGATTGTAAAAAGAAATAATATAAAAGAAAAGGAGTTTGAGTATGGGACTATTTAAGAATCTTTTTAGCAAGAACAAAGAGGAGTATCCGGATATTTCCGGTACTCCAGCACAAAGTAGAGAAATACCGCAAAAGGAATCAACTGAAAAAATGGTAGGGACGATTGATATGTCTAAGTCGGCAAAAAACTTAGATAAAGTATTGATTGATATGTCTAAAACAGGAAAAATTGATATGTCAAAACATGTTGCAAGAGTGGCATTAGCAATGGACTATTCCGGTAGTATGTCCGGGCTGTTTGCAGATGGATCTGTGCAGAATACTATTACCAGGCTGCTTCCAATCTCTTTACGATTTGATGATAACGGCGAATTAGAATCTTGGCTGTTTTCAGATAGTCAAAAACGAGTGGAAGCTGTGACAATTCAAAACTATAAGAATTATGTAAGGGAGGTTATGATGAAATCCCGTATGAATATGGGCGGGACAAATTATGCGCCAGTTTTAAAAGACATCGTGAAGTACTATAAAGACGTAGAACCAAGTTGCATTCCGGCATTTATCATTTTTATTACAGATGGAGATAATTGGGATAAGACGGAAACAAATGAAATCATTAAGGAACTTTCCAATTACAATATGTTTGTGCAGTTTATTGGTATCGGAAATGACAATTTTTCTTATTTACGTTCTTTGGATGATATGAAAGGAAGAAAAAATGACAATACAGGATTTACTGCCGTTTGCGATATGGATGGTATGAGTGATGAGGAGTTATATACTGAAATTTTGCGCCAATATAAGGATTGGCTCAACAATAAATAAAATGGAGGAATGGAATTATGGAAGTAATTAACATGAGTAAGAACCAAAAAATCAATATGACAAAAGAAGATGGAAGCGCTATTGCAAATGTATTTATTGGGGTGAATTGGGATGCCAACAGATATGCAGGAGAAGCAGATATAGATTTTGATATTCATGGCTTCTTGACAAACTCTGATAGAAAAGTAGCATATCCAAATGATATTGTAAATTACAATACATATGGTGATGGCAGCTCATATCCGTGGATCGAGTATTCGGGAGATAATCGAACAGGAGATGATTCACAAGGGATTACTTTTAACAGGGAACACTTTGATGAGTATTTTATCATTCATGCCGATAAGTTTCCGACAAACAGAACTGATTTTACAGTATGTTTAACTATTTTTAGGGCAGTACAGCGTTTGCAAAATTTTGGCATGGTAAGCAATGCAACTATGACAATCTGTGATTATGATAATCCATCCGGAGAGTGTTATAAATATGATTTATCAGAAAATGAAAATTTTGAAAATCTAAATGCTGTAGAAATGGGTAGATTATATCGCTATAACAATGGGTTTAAATTCCAGGCACTTGGCTCTGGGTACAGAAATGGAATGACAGAATTATTTCAGAATTTTGGTTTGTCGATTGATGAGGGGAGAGATTAAGTATGGCTAAAATTGTAGCAATGATACTATTATTGATTATGGTAATTGTCTTTTTATTCGTCACAAGAATCGGGAAAAGATTACGCCTTAGGATGGTTGGAACTGCTGATGAGATAATAACAAAAGATGCATCTACTCCAGAAGGGGCAAAGGCTTATTACAATACTGCAATTACTAAAAAGGAAGAAGATTATAGGCAGGCATATTCGGTTTATACACAAATGCTTGGCAAGATTCAAAACTACGAAGAACAGTTAAGAAGTTTACAGAAAGGCAATATGCAATTAGGCATCAATCTTGATTCTTGTATGGAAAAAGAAGATGATGAGGGAGCCAAGGTATATTTAAAACGCCAACAGGAAATAGAGGAAAAAATCGATATTATCAAAAGTGCATTAAAAGAATTAAGAGAAAATTCCTCTTTACAAAAAGAAACAGTAGATCAGCTTTTTAATGAATTGGCTGATTTAAAATCTGAGAAAGAAAGTGCGGTACTTACATTAGAAACAGCACAGGTTACGAAATCATTACAAGCCACACCTGGGATTTCTAACAAGGAAGAAGATAAAATGCTAGAAAAAGTTCGTGATGGTGTTCGCAAGACAAAAGAGGAGGCAGATGGTCATAAAGTGGCTTATGAGAATTCTTCGGATGTTCAGCAACAAAGATTAGACAAACGTATGAAGGAAGAAGAGATTGAGCGGAAACTATCAAAGATGAAGGCAAAGAGAAAGAGTGGAAAGATATGATTATGTTACAAATTGGGAGTTTTTTATTGTATCTTAGTGTTTGTTTGATTGCATCCTTTATTGGAGGTTATATAGCTGGGAGGCATCGTAAAAACAAGGAATAATAAACATAGCCTTGCATGGTTTTCCTACTATGCAAGGTGATTCCAAATATAGAAAGCTGGGATATTATTACAAATATAGAAAAGTTAAATCAAAGAAATATTAGTAGGATTGCAAAAGAACGGGTATATCGCTCTTCTGGATTAGGGTATTATTATACCTCTCCTGACTTACCAAGACACTATATAACATATGAGAAGGCGATTGCTGCAGAATTGGCTTGGCTACAAGCGAAATATGAGACGCATGTATTAGAAGATTACAAAGAGGAAGAATGGATTGAAAAGATTAACAAATGGATAGAGCTAACTCCAAAAAATACTCCTTGGTGTTTACAAGATTATTTGGGATTATGTGATACTGATTATGAAATACTTTTAAGGGATATTGATCAAACAAAAATCAATACCGATTTAGATGAGTTTAGTAGTAGCGATAAATAAATAGAGGGAGTGGGGATTTGGAATTCCAATAAAGTATATTTTACCCCTAAAGAAAGAATGGAATGTAATAAAATCATAAATGATGATTCTATTGTAGCAATGAGAAACATGGAATCAGAAAGTGTAGACCTACTGATTACAGATCCTCCATATAGAATTATTACAGGAGGAAATCATAATGGTAGGAATTCGGAACGTCCGAAGGGGATGTTGAGTGGCAACAGAAGGTTATTTTCCTACCAAAATGTAAAAATATCAGATTGGATGTCGGATGTATATAGAGTTCTAAAGAATGGGAGCCATGCCTATATTTTTACGAATGTCTTGAATTTGACAGATATGTTAAACGAATCGCAAAAAGTAGGTTTTAAACTACATAATCTATTGGTATGGGAGAAGAATAATTGTGTCTGTTCCCAATATTATATGAAGAATTGTGAATATATTTTGTTTTTAAGAAAAGGAAAAGCAAAATATATCAATAACATAGGAAAAAGTAAAACTGTTCATCAATTTTCTAATATTATAGGAAACAAGACACATCCATGTGAAAAACCAGTAGATCTATTAAAATTCTATATATTAAATTCCAGCAAAGAAGGAGAAGTAGTTTTCGATCCATTCTGCGGTACGGGTTCTGCATTGGTAGCAGCTTCAGAGCTAGGAAGAAACTTCTTAGGATATGAAATTGATAAAAAATATTTTGATGTAGCAGAAAGAAGATTAGGGCTTGTATAGGAGAAGATATTAAATGAAAGGTATTGAATTATTTTGTGGTGATTGTTTAGATCTCATCAATAGCCATTAAGAAATCAGGAAAAAAGGTATTTGTATTAAGAAAGAGAAAAAATATTTAAAAAGGGATATGATAGAATATTACAACATAAGAAAAACTTAACCTGTAAATAAAGAAAGGATTTTGCTTTGACAGATATATATAAAATATTTAATGAAGAGGAGGTGCCGAGCAATACGGATTTTCGTGATAATATGCTGATTCGCGGAGATTGTCTGAATGTTATGAGTTATATTCCAGATAAATCCATAGATTGCATTATTTCCGATCTTCCGTATGGTTAGTACCACTCAATGTAGATGGGATATTATTATTCCGTTTGAACCTTTGTGGAAACAATACAATAGAATTATTAAGGACAATGGGGCGATTTTACTATTTAGTAGTCAACCATTTACGTCTGCTTTGGTAATGAGTAATCCTAAGATGTTTAAGTATGAATGGATATGGCAGAAAACACACCCCAAAGGACATCTAAACGCTAAAAAAATGCCAATGCGGGCGCATGAAAATATAGAAGTGTTTTATAAAAGACCACCAATTTATCATCCACAGATGACACATGGACATAAAAGAAAATTTGCAAAAACAAAATATGTCAAAGAGGCAGATGGGAATAGCTGTTATGGCAGAGAAATACGAAATACCTTATATGACAGTACAGATAGATACCCATTGGATGTGCAGATTTTTAGTAATGCAGATCAATCAAAAAAGATTCATCCAACTCAAAAGCCAGTAGAAATTTATGAGTATTTTATAAAAACATATACAGATGAAGGAGATGTTGTATTAGATTCTGTTGCAGGAAGTATGACATGTGCAATTGCAGGAAGTAACTTAAACAGAAAGGTGATTTGTATTGAAAAAGATGAAAAATATTTTGAAGCTGGTAAAAATCGAGTTATACAGCACTTAAAAAGTGATGAGTATTGTAGTAAAGAAAAAGAAATAAAGAAGTAGTTTGAGCAAGACGGCAGACGTACCATAAATCAGAAAAGTACAATCTGAAAATACAAAAAAAGAAAAAGGAGAAGTACATAAAGTAATCGGTTATTAAGTGTTTACACGCCGTATGTCAATAAGGTAATGGATAATAAACGCAAAATAACCAGAGGGGGTATAATGATTCTGACATTTTATCTCCTTCTGATTATAATTCAGAGCAAAGAGCATATACAAATGAAGATCTAAAAACAATGCAGGCTTGAAGTCTGGAAAGTATTATACAACTGCTTGTAGTAGGACAGGATACTCCTTTTGCGGATATGGGTGTCATTTAGAGAAAGAACCAAACAGATTTCAACGGCTAAAGCAAACACATCCGAAATTATGGGAATATTGTATGAAACCATGGGAAGATGGTGGTCTTGGAATGAAGGAAGTTCTTGGGTTTATCAATGTAAAAATTGAGTAATTACAAGGGAATAAATGAGATAGAAATAATAGAAAATCAAGGAGGAAATGAGGTTTCCGCGCGGGATAAATCATGATTTACTCCTAATAAAAATGGAATATAAAAAGAAAATTAAATTCGAGATTTACAGAGATAGTTTTCAGAATTTTAAAGGCTATAACATACCGAGAGCGCAGTTGGTAATTTGCGATTGTCCTTATAACATTGGAACAAATTTTTATGGTAGTAATCCTATGTGGTACGAAAAGGGAAATAACAAAAATGGTGAAAGTAAATATGCAAAAAAAGCGGCTTTTAATTCGGATTTCAATTTTAATCTTTATGAAATGTTTAATTTCTGTCACAAAATGTTAAAGAAAGACGATACAAAACCAGTTCCACGAGGCAGGAGTAGCAATTCTCCCTGTATGATTGTGTTTTGCAGCTTTGAGCAGATACAGACGCTCATTAGCGCGGCGACAAAACATGGCTTTATCCACTACATACCTTTAGTATTCATCAAAAATTACAGCCCTCAAGTCCTAAAGGCAAATATGCGTGTTGTAGGAGCAACGGAATATGCACTGCTTTTATATCGAGACAGATTGCCTAAGTTTAGAAATGGATTGCAAATTGATGAAAATGGTAAAAATATTCCAGGTACAGGTCATATGGTTTTTAATTGGTTTAATTGGGAGCGAGATGGAAAAGAAATACCTAAAATTCATCCTGCACAAAAACCCGTATCAGTCCTTAAAAAGTTGATTGAGATATTTACAGATGAGGGAGATGTTGTCATAGATCCCTGCTGTGGGTCTGGAACGACTTTGAGGGCAGCGGTTGAATTGGGAAGAAGTGCATACGGATTTGAGATTGACCTCACGTTTTATCAAAGAGCAAAAGATGAAATGTTGAGAGATTGCCTAACTAATTATTGATGGAATAATAAAACGATTTATAAAATAAACAAGGAGGAAAATGAGGTTTGGTATACCATTTAAATGCGCGTTTACTCCTAGTTGATAATGAGTGAAAAATACATAAAATCTTGCTTGAATTATGTCGGTGGGAAATATAAATTGCTGGGGGAGATTTTACATCTCTTCCCAGATGATATGAATACATTTATTGATTTGTTTGGCGGTGGATTTAATGTAGGCGTAAATGTAAAAGCAGAACATATTATATATAATGATATATGTACCCAAGTAGTAGATTTATTAAAACATTTTTATGAAATTGATTACAAAGATATTCATGAGAAAATCCTTGAAACAATTACGAGCTATGGGCTAAGCAGATCTGATATAAATGGATATAAAAGTTATGGTTGTAATTCAAGTAATGGTCTAGGGAATTATAATAAAACTAAATACTTAAAATTACGGGAAGACTATAATAAGTATCCAAATTGGATAAAGTTTTATACGTTGATTGCATGTGCTTTTAATAATCAGATACGCTTTAATTCAAAAGGAGAATTCAATATACCATACGGAAAACGAGATTACAATATAGCATTACAGAAGAAACTGAAAGAGTTTGTAGAAGAATTACATAAGAAGGATATTGAGTTTCATAATAAAGATTTTAGAGATTGCGTCTTTCAAAACAGGGACTTTGTGTATTGTGATCCGCCGTATTATAATTCTGTTGCTTCTTATAATGAAAACGGTGGCTGGACGAAGAATGATGAGAGAGATTTATTAAATTTACTGGATGGCATCAATCTTAGGGGCGGGAGGTTTGCACTAAGTAACAATTTAAAATATGACAATCCAATGCTGAAAGAATGGAAGGATAGATATCACGTACATTATTTAAATGGTAATTATAACAATTGCAATTACCAAAAGAAGGATAAGAGCCAGGATATAGAAGTATTGATTACAAACTATTAGTTATGAAATATCGTTTTCATTAGAGGAGGTGAAATTATTCAAAAAGGTTTTGAAAAGCGATTTAATCATGGTGATATCGTTTACTGGTGTCAGAAAATCGGTTGTGAATATTTTGTAAAATACGGACGAGTAGACGAGCAATTTTCCGATGCGGTTTGTATTGATCTATTGGAACCAAAAGAAACAAGATATGTTGATGGAATACCAATAGATGTATTCAAAAACGAAGAAAAGCGAAGAAAACTTCCAAAAGGATGGACATATAACACTAAATTATTCCATTTAGAACAGAAGCCAAATTCTGAAGATGTAAAGTTGTTCGATAGTTTACATGTTTCCATAGATAATCCAGATTCTATTAAAAAGGCATATGAGTCAGGATTATTAGTAAAATCGAATCAAATTTTTCATGGGAATATAGAAGAAGATATTACAAAAGATGGATTTTGTATCGTAAAAAAATATCCGATATGGCAGCATCATGTAGATAGGGTAAGCATTAGACCAGATAAAGTCTATTTTACATATAAAGAGGCGAAAGAGGAGAGGGATAAGTATATAGCAGAATTTAAGAGACAAGCTTCCTTATCTGATTATGAGTGGTCTGTAGAGCAAATAGAGAAAACGATCAGTATGTGGAAGGCATACTATGATGCCACAAAAGAAGAGGCGGTAAAATATCGTGAATGGATATTGTCTATGGAACGTGTAGAAGATATAGAAACAAGATTTTATTATGGAAGCATTCAATGGAAATACGAGAAGAATAAGAAATGGAATAGTATTATTTTATAAAAATGGATAGGTGGTGGATATCATGTATTGTAGGGAATGTCCTTACGGAAAAGAAGATTTTGAGAAGATGATGAGCTGGTATGAAATAACTGCTACAGAAAAGGGAATGCCAAATGACATATATCATGATTTAAAGCCAGAAGATGCTGCAGATGAATTTGAAAAATTCTTATGGTGTGATAAAGTAGGCGGTAAGACCTTCAGAGTTGGCAGATGTGAAGATGCATATATACAATCTGAAATTTCACAAAATTATTCTAAACAAAAGAGAAGAAGTAAAAGAGAAAGAGATTTCAAATATAAAGCACATGTTAAATTTTTGGCGCAAACATATAGTGGTTATCCACCACTTGCTATACCTGTTGGTGAAAATGGTAAGTATAATTTCGATGATCCTGTAGGAACTGTTTATTATAAAAGAATACATAGAGGAAGGCGTAAACCAAATAGATATAAGTATTATAAAAAGTATGCTAATGGTCGAGTAAGGCAATATAAGGGGGATATTAAGAGCGGAAATAGCTATAGAAAAATATTTGATTATTGGTATACAGTTATTTAATAATATCATAGCATTCCGATGATATGTCAAGAACTTTTAAAACAATAAGATGATTAAGAAAGGATAATTAGTAGCTAGCTTTAAAGGTTGCAACCACTTTGGTGCTGATTATTGAGAATAGCAATTATAGATGCAGATCTAATAGGCAGAGACAAGCACAGGTTCCCCAATCTGGTTTGTATGAAACTATCCGGTTACTACAAAGGACTTGGTACTGATGTTGAATTAAAAATGGATTATGAAGATTTGGAAACATATGACAAAGTATTCATTTCTAAAGTATTTACTGATACACCAATAGATGAAGAAGTTTTGAAACTTCCTAATGTAAAATATGGCGGAACAGGATTCTTCTATGACAAAGCTCCAAAGCTTCCTGACGAAGTAGAACACTATATGCCAGATTACCATTTATATGATACATGGGTAAATCGACAAATTGAGAGTGGCAAAAAGAGAAATGATTTTAAGTATTATCTTGATTATTCGATTGGCTACACGACGAGAGGTTGCTTTAGACAATGTGAATTTTGCGTGAATCGTAATTATAAAAAAGTTGATTATCATAGTCCATTAAGTAAGTTTCTCGATCCTTCAAGAAAGAAGATATGTTTATTGGATGATAATATTCTCGGAAGTCCTTATTGGAAAGAAATATTTAGAGAATTGCAAAATACAAGAAAACCATTTCAATATAAGCAAGGCATGGATGAACGGCTTCTTACAGACGAAAAATGTAACGTGATTTTTAACAGTAAATATGATGGTGATTATATATTTGCATTTGACAATGTAGCTGATTACGAACTGATCGAAAATAAGCTGCAGCTATTGAGAAGGTATACAGATAAAGTCTTAAAATTTTATACTTTTTGCGGTTTTGATAGAGAAGATAAATGGGATGATAAATTTTGGAGGCAAGATATATGGGATTTATGGAAACGAATCGAACTGCTTATGAAATATCAGTGTTTACCATATATTATGAGATTTAACCGATATGAGGAATCTCCTTATAGGGGTACATATATAAATCTTGCTGCGTGGTGTAATCAGCCCAGTGCTTTTAAGAAAAAATCTTATAGAGAATTTGTGGAGTATCAGCAATCAAGACATCAAAAAGAGTGTTCGGAAATGAGATACCTGAAACAGATTGAAAAAGAGATCCCAGAACTGGCATATAGATATTTTGATATGAAATTTATGAACTATAGTAAAATAAATAGATCGGATGGTGATAAAAAGTGATTTTAACAGACAAGTCAAAATGGATATGTGGAAATTGTGGGAACGTGTCAGAAATTGAATGGAACTTAGATTTGGTGGAACAGTATAGAAGTCAAAATGGAATTTTTAGTAAATGGGAAGATTGTGAAAGTTGCGCTTGTAAAAATTGTGGTAATACATTAAGCGCTAAACTTTGGATGAGAGAATATCCAGAGGGAGTGGTAGAAAAATACGGGATAGAAATTGTAGAGGAGGAAAAAGAAAATAATTCTATTGAAGTACCGAATATTCAACTTTTTGATTTGTAGATTTATTGTAAAATAAACTTTCTTGGATGTTATTAGGAGATGACAAAGAATTGAATATACACCAAGAATTTCATCTAAAGCAGAGCCATCATGAGAGAACATTCTTCGCATATGATATTTTGAAAATTGCTCGAATAACTCCATATGACTTATCTGAAATTTTTATACTTGAATGTTCTGATAGAGATACTACAAAAGGATGTAAGGTAAGAAATCAAAAAGAGTTATGCTGCAAATGCTATGTACCTCATTTTCAAGAGTTGCTATTGGATGGTTGGTATGTAGGCAATAAAGATGGCTTTTTGGATGACAATTCCTATTATGCACAACTACGAATAGGAATTAGAGTACCAGTGAATAAGGAAGTGTATGAGGAATGGAAGAAAGGATGGGATGAGGAGAGTTACAGTGGCAGAAGAATAATATATGAATTGTCATAAGGATGCCAGAATGCTATAAGAAAGAAAAGTTTTTAATAGGGGGCTACTATATGGGAAAAGCAAAAAGAAAACCAAGACCTGCTATGCCAGATTGGTATTGGTGGGGACAAGACGGATGCTGGTTTTGTAAAAATAGGAACAACTGTAATCAATGTAAACCAAATAGAAAACATATGAAAAAGTGTGGTAAAAAGAAAGTTAAGGGAAATCATGATTTATCAGTGTAGGTTAAAACCAGAAATTATGTTAAATATTCCAATGTAGGTTTTGTTATATGATGTAAAATATTCAACAGTTGGATAGTAAAAAATTAGGAGGAGATATGTCGGATAAAGAAAAACTGAATAAGGTTTTAGAATATGTAACCGCGAAAGAGAATTACTTTTATAAACCTATTGAAAATGGAGAGCATGAGTTAGGAAGTAATAAAAATATACAATGTATGCTTCAGGCTGCCTCATATCAGGATATAAGATACTTTATTGAAGATTTAATAGATGGAAATAGATAGTTATTAAATATTCTTCATGGCGACTTAAATGATAACTTCAATTTCAATTTCTATTATAAACATGAAATAAAAAGAGAATATATCTATGAGGAGGTATGTTAAGTGGCATTTGATATTCGCAATATAAATATTCCAGTACCACCCAGAGTTTTTCCGTCTACAAAAAGCAATAAGGTATGTGATACTTGTAACAAAGAAGATGTGTGTAGATATAAGAAAGGAATACAACAAGCATTAAACGATATCTCAAAAATTTCAGAAAGAGAGAATGTGTTTATAGAGACTAAAGTTTGCTGTAAGAAATGGAGTGGAACAGTGAATCTTGAAAGGAATATTAGATATTAAGAGGAGAATATTGTGAGTAAAATATATACTATTATGGTAATGACCGATTTAAGCTTCAATGCTACGTCAAAATTTCCGGAATTTGGCTCGAGCAGGTTAGTAGGATGGTATTCTAAGTTTGAAGATGCTTATTCATCTGTAATAGAAAATAATTGCGACATAAATGAAACTTGTTATCAATATGCACTTATCGAAGAATGTGATGAAGGGATATATAATCCATCACATAAAAGATGGTGGTTTGAATATAAGCAAGAAGAAGAACAGTATAAGCAAATTGAAGAGCCTGATTTTGTAGAGAGTTTTTGTGGATTTACAATTGGGTAATATAGGGAGGATAAAAATTGAGGTTAAAATATGTAGAATTAACATTTGAGAATTGCGACACCATAAAAATAGATGGCAAATATATAGGTGAATTTTGCGTAGAAGATATTAGGCCTTCTGTTAGAAGAATTGCTTGTAATTCAATAGATAAAATCAATATAGCGCATACGATAATTATTGAAATACATAAAGATGCAAATAAGGAAAGGTATGAATTCGGGAATGAAGTTGAGAACTTTAAGCAAATGACATTTGACAGGATTAAAGAATATAATGACATAACAAGTATTCGGCTTGAATTTGAGAAACCATATGCAAAAGAAGAGCAAATGGCCTGTATAGAGTCTTATGACTATTTGGCTAATTGGGTAGGAGACGACGATAATTCAAATGAAGCACAAAAAACATATCTAAGTAAACCAGGGAATTTGTATCTTATAATTGCAGACGGAAAGAAAATAGAAGATTTCTTTAGTTTAGAAGATATTGAAGATAATGAACGTATGGAACTCAAATTTCATTTGTATGGGGATAAGTATAGTAACAAGAAGAAAAACAAAGAAGGAAAAGAGGATAATAAAATGGATAATGTAGAAGATAAAGAAATTGTATATGATTTTGGTGAAGCAATTAACTTCATTGCAGAAAGATGTAACGTGGACAAGTCAGCTATTGAAACTGTTTTAGATTTAGAGGAGGGATATATGCGTAGTATTGGTATTATTTACTAGAAGTAAGTATCAAAATCTAACTGGTTCATGAAGTAAGTTCCTCATGATTAAATGGATGAAATTTAAGGCTCAATTTAGTTTTTCTAAAAGATAGAAAAATTATCTTGTACTCATTCAGCCAAAACGGATACGGATAATAGCAGGATAAGACGCAAAAATATAAACACGAACGATACACTCCTTTGAGTTAGTGCGCATAACCTCTAGCAAGGCGTGTCGGAAATAGAAATGAACATATACAAGCACTGAATCCATTTATCCGTATCAAAATGAATTAGTAACATTTTTGTAAAAATACAAGATAAAAGGAGAAATTATGTCATGAAAAGAAATCTTTGTTTTTTAGTTTTGTTAGTGTTTATGATGACAGGGTTGTTAGCAGGATGTGATTCAGAGGCGGATAGAGTTAATTATAACTTGACCAAACAGGCGGATAATTTTAATGTGGTGCGGCAGTTGACCGTTATTAACTGTATAGAAGGAGACGTATTGTTTCAAATGACTGGAAAAATGTCGATCACGGCAGATGTAGATGATAATCAGCTCGAAATCCTCGTTGAAGATGGTGGTACATATGTAAAGCACTTTGTGGGGTTAAGTGATAATGTGACTTATATTGTTGAAGATCTAAATTTAGGAGCAAATGCTGTTTCAAAATATAGATATACTTTAAATTTCAATCCGAATATGTGGCTTCCAGTGAATGTAGAAAGAATTGATTAAGAAGAAGAGAGAAAAAGATAATGAAAATATTATAGGAATTTGAATTATAGAGTAAAAGGAGTTAAATAAAATGGCGGTTTGGGTTACAGGAGATACACATGGTGACTGGATGAACAGATTGAAGATGGATTCTTTTCCGGAACAAAAGGAAATGTCAAAAGATGATTATGTTATAATAGCAGGTGACTTTGGTATTTGGGATAATTCTAATAGAGAGAAGTACAATTTAGATTGGTTGGAAAATAAGTCATTTACTACATTGTTCGTATCAGGAAATCATGAGAATTATGACATTTTAGATAGCTTACCAGTGGAAGAATGGTATGGAGGAAAAGTTAATTTTATTCGTCCATCAGTAATTCACCTTATGAGAGGACAGATTTTTAATATCAGTGGAAAATCATTCTTTACCTTTGGTGGAGCAAGCAGCCATGATATTTCTGCAGGTATCTTAGAACCAGATGATCCAAGCTTTAAAGAAAAGAAGAAAAGATTAGATAAAGATCCTTTTGCTTTGTATCGGATCAATCATGTGAGCTGGTGGGAAAGAGAGTTGCCAAATGAAGAAGAAATGGAAGAGGGACTAAATAACCTCAAAAAGCAGAATTACAAGGTAGATTACATTATTACTCATAGCCCTTACACATCATTGCTAAGTCAAATGGATGGCGGTTCTGGTTTGTACGAGAGAGATAGATTTACAGACTATTTACAGAAAATTAAACAAACGATTGAATATAAGCAATGGATATTTGGGCATATGCACGAAAATGTTAATTTCTATTGGGAGAGAGCTACCTGCATTTACGAACAGATTATAAGGATTCTTTGAATCTTATCAAAACCGCTTTGTAGATTTTTATAGCTACAAAGCGGATAAGGAAAACATAATTTCTATCTAATATCGTAAAACTCTCTATTGTGACAACTGAATCGCTGTATTCGTTGGGTGGTAAAACAGCATACCCTTGGTTAAGTTATGCCAAAAATCACTGTTTAGATAGATTTTTATATAGAGTTACTTTATGTTCCAGCTTAAAAGGCTGTTCATATAAAAAATAGGCAAACAATTATTTTATAGGAGGAAATGGAATGGGATATAGTTTTGAAATTAAGGAAGCGAAAAGAGAAAAGATCTATTGTAAAATTGCGTTAATGGCTCCGAGCGGTGGAGGAAAGACTTATTCAGCACTTAGGCTTGCAACTGGGATGGCTCGTGAAATTGAACAAGAAACCGGAAAGAAGGCAAAAATTTTACTAGGGAATACGGAGCAAAAACGTGGGTATTATTATGCAAATGAGTTTAAATACGATATCGTAGACATTGAAGCTCCTCATAATCCAGAGAAGTATGTTGACTTTATCAATTTTGCCGTAGAAAAGGGATACGATATTTTAATTATTGATTCATCCTCACACGAATGGGAAGGAAGAGGCGGATGTCTTGAACTTCATCAACAAGCTGGCGGGCAATACCAGAACTGGAAAAACATTACTCCTCGTCATAATAAATTTATCGAAGCAATCGCAGATTCTCCACTACATATTATTGCTACCATGCGAGGAAAAGACCAGTATGAGATGACAAAGGATAACAACGGAAAAACATCTGTGCAGAAACTTGGAGTTGGTGCGAAACAGCGTGATGGATTTGAATATGAGTTTACTTGCACATTTCTAATCGATCAAAAAACAAGCATGGCGGAAGCTCAAAAAGATAATACTCATATTTTTGAGAATGAGGTTGCAACTCTTTTAAGTGAAGATTATGGAGAAAGAATTATTAAATGGGCGAATTCCGGTGAAGGATATACCCCGCCAGTAAGAGGAAGGGATGAATCTGAAGGAGGCACACAGTCTACATATCAAGATGATCTTGCTACTGTAAAAAAAGAAATTGTTGCATTATGTACTGACTTGGGAGGTACTAAGAACGAAGAACTTATGGCTGAATTGAAAAAATTTACCGCTAGTGGGAATCCAAACGCACTTCGTGACTTTGATAAGGCAAAAGATTGTTTGGAAAAACTAAAAACATTAAAGCCGATTGCGTAATTAGAGGAGGAATTAATTTATGAATAAAGTAATGATTGTTGGACGTTTAACAAGAGATCCGGAAAGCAGAAACACTCAAGGGGATAGCGTGGTAACACGCTTCTCCATTGCAGTAAACAGACGTTTTAAAAATTCAGAAGGTAATTATGACGCAGATTTTATTAGTTGTGTGGCTTTTCATAAAACTGCGGAATTTATCAACAAATACTTTACAAAAGGTATGATGATAGGTATTTCTGGTCGTATTCAAACCGGCAATTATACAAAGCAAGACGGAACCAAGGTATATACGACAGATGTTGTTGTAGAGGAAGCAGAGTTTGTTGAAAGCAAGAATAATAATGCTTCTAATGGAACAGGAGGTAATACATCAACTCAACCTTCGGATGGTTTTTTCAATATTCCAGATGGTATTGATGAGGAATTACCATTTAATTAGGAGAAAATATGGCAGATAAAGAATATGTCTGTGCATACAAATACTGCTTACACCACGGAAACAGAGTAAAAGCCTCTGAATCCGTGGTAATGAACAAAAAGCATTATCATTGGGATTGTGCAGCAATAAAACAGGAGATAAAGGATTGCGTTGCTATGTATATGGAATATATAGAAGATAAAGAACAATATCCAATAGCAATGCGAATTATCAATATTTTGGTATTTAAAAATCAGGTTCCACTAGAATTTATTAAGAAAAATATTGAAACATCAAAGAAATATTATTCCGATAAGCCTGTGCAAATTTTATATGGCATTAGAAAACTTTTCTGGGAGAAAAATAGAGGCGGGTGGAAACGTAATTGATCATTGAAAGGAATGAAATAGAAAAGGCAAAAGAGAAATTAGGCGACGAAAACGCATTTATTATGGCAGAATTACTGGAGCTTGATGATTTTGATAGAAAAAATTTAAAAGCATGTTGTCCTTATCATGATGAAGATACTGCAAGCTTTATTTATAACAAGAAAAAGTATAATTGGCATTGCTTTGGTTGTAACAAGACTGTGGATATTATTGATGTGTTAATGGAAAAGGGTAATACATTTTTAGAGGCTTCAAAATACTTATTTGAAAGAGTAGGAATCGAATACAGTTTTGGAGAGAAAAATGTAAAAACAAAATATAACTATAGATATCCACATGAAGAACCTATCAATGATAGAAGGAAAGTACTTGAGTACTGGGGAAGGCGCGGCATATCAAAAAACGTGATTGACTACTTAGATATACGAGAGGACAAACATGGGAATGGCGTTTTTAATTTTTATGATACGAACGATGTTTTGACAATGGTAAAATATCGTCCTGCAAGAACAATTGATAAACATTCTGGACAAAGTAAAACATGGTGTCAAAAAGATTCCGACACTTCCTCGATATTGTTTAATATGAACAGAGTAAATCCAGCAAAGCCTTTGCTTATTACAGAGGGGGAGACAGACTGTGCCAGTGCTATTGAAGCCGGATATTTGAATACCGTTAGCGTACCTCTTGGGGCTGGGAATCTTCATTGGATTGAAGAAAATTGGGACTGGCTAGATTTATTTGATTCCATCATAATTTGGTCTGATAATGATGAGGCCGGAATTAAGATGAGAAAAGAATGTATCTATAGGCTGGGGACATGGCGAACGAAATATATCGAAACTCCTACTCACTACATAGATAAGGATGGCAAGAAGTTTTTGCTTAATGATATCAATGATTGTTTGCAGGCTGGAGGAGCTAGTTATGTAATGGGCTTAATATCAGAAGCAAAAGATGTTCCGGTAAAAAGCGTGATTGATTATTCCGAAATTGAAGAGTTGGATATATCCCAAATGGAAGGGGTAAAAACAGGAATTAAGCCTTTAGATAACGAATTACTGAAAATATTTTATGGTACATTAACAATATTGTCTGGCAGGCCAGGAAGTGGAAAGACAAGTATTATAGATCAAACAATAGCAGAAACCATAGATAGCGGAAGTGCTGTATTTCTCTTTTCAAAAGAAATGCCAGAAAGGATGTCTGCCAACTGGTTTAACACTATCATTGCTGGGCGAAGAAATATGGAGGAACATTCTACTTCAGAAGGCAAGAAATATTATATAGTCCCTTATAAGACAAAAAAGATATTACAGGATTTCTATAATAAAAAATTGTTTATTTATAGGGATGATGAGCCGAACGACGTAGATTCTGTTATGAAATCTGCGGAAGAATGTGTTAGGAAGTTCGGGTGCAAATTGATTGTTTTGGATAATCTTATGATGATCGACCTGAATTGTTCGGAAAGCGATAAAAATACAGAACAAACGAATTTTATTAACCGCCTGATAAAATTTGCAGCGAAATTTAATGTTGCGGTAGTATTGATTGCCCATCCAAGAAAGACACAGGATACTAATTCTGATATCGAAATGTATGATATTTCTGGTTCATCTAATATTATCAATCTTGCTATGCGGTCAATCGGTTTACGTAGAACATCCAAAAAAGAAAAGGAAGATCCAAAAGCAAAATGGGGCAAATATGATGTTGTTTTAACTGTAATCAAAGACAGATTGTTAGGGAAAACCGATTTTCAGCTAGGATTATGGTATGACATAACATCAAGAAGATTTTATACGGATTATGCCGAATATGATAAGAAATTTGCCTGGGATAAGAAGGTTTATGCGGATAGGCTTCCCTATACAGATCGTTTGCATCCAAGTCCTGAAGATATTTTTCCAGATAAATAATGGGGGTGAAATATGAACGAAGACAGATTTGTGATTGATACTATGGTTTGGTCATTCTCGAGGCTGCAAAGTTACCATCAGTGTCCATATGGGTTTTGGTTGAAATACGTTCAGTGTAACGAAGGTGAATCAAATTTTTTTGGACAATATGGAAGCTTTTTACATAGTATTTTAGAAAAATACGAAAAAGGAGAATTATCGCTATTTGAAATTTCAGGGTATTACGAAGAACATTTTAACGAGGCGATAACATGTGCTGCGCCTAGTAATAAATATGTGGATGTTAGACAGTCTTACTATGAGAAAGGGCTTGAGTACCTGGACAATATTGACTTGGCGCTGGACACATATGAGATTTTAGGAGTAGAAAAGGAAGTAAAATTTAAAATTGGTGGATACGAACTAATTGGTTATATCGACCTATTATTAAAAGATAAGAAAACAGGTGAGATTGCTGTACTGGATCATAAAAGTGCAAGTCTCAAGTTCAAGAAAAATGGTGACGTGAGTAAAACAGATGAAGGGCATGTTTTGTCTTTTAAAAGACAGCTTTACCTATATTCAATTGCTGTGATAGAGGAATATGGAAAGAAACCAAAATTCTTAAAATGGAATCTATTTAAGGAAGGAAAATGGCTTACGGTTGAATTTAACGACAATGAATTTGAAGAGGCAAAAAAATGGGCAGCAGCTACAGTAAAAGCCATTGAAAATGAAACAACATGGTTGCCAAATCCTTCAAAATATTTTTGTTGGAATATTTGCGATATGAGAAACTGTGCTTGCGAGTATAAGCCGTAAAATTCCAATCAGAGAGGTGGTGATAAGATATCCAGAATTATCATAAGCATACTTGGTACTCTAATGTTCTAGTAGCCGACTGTGCTGTTTCCTATAAAGATTACATAAAAAGGGCGAAAGACCTAGGACAGAAAGTAATCTCAAGCGTAGAGCATGGATTTCAGTCGAATTATTATGAACCATATGAATTAGTACAAGAAAATAATAATAAGGCAAAGGAAAGATTTGAAAAAGGAGAAATAACAAAAGAAGAATATGAAAAATCACTTTTAAAATTTGTATTTGGAGCAGAGGCATATTGGGTAAAAGATAGAAAGAAAGAATATCCATTTATAGATAAAGAAACAGGAGAATATAAAAAAGATAAGGATGGAAACCTTCTTTTAAAAAAAGATAGAAGCAATTGTCATATTATACTACTTGCGAAAAATGAAGAGGGACGAAGAGACATCAACGAGGCATTATCTGATGCTAATATTGATGGGTATTATGGTCAACCAAGATTGGATCTAGAATTATTTCTTAGAATTAAACCTGAAAATGTATTCGTGACAACCGCCTGCATTGCCTATTGGAAATATGATGATATTGAGGAAATTACCGAAAAATTACATCAACATTTTGGCGAGAATTTTTTTCTGGAGATACAATATCATGATACGCCAGAGCAAAAAAAATTAAACAAAAGAATTATTTCTATAAGTAAAAAATATGGAATCGACATTATTTTTGGATATGACAGCCATTTCATATTAGAAAGTGATTATATAGAACGGAACAATTATGTTTCTACAAGAAGAAAGGGATATACAAAAGAAGAGGATGAAGAGACTGGATGGTATATGGATTATCCTGATGAAGAAACAGTAAGGAAGCGATTAAAAAAGCAGGGTGTTCTTACAGAAAGGGAAATAGATAGATGCATTAAAAATACAGATCTCATTCTTACTTTTGATGAATTATTTTTTGACAAAGAAATAAAATTACCATCCAGTAATCTTTCCATGAGTCAATCTGAAAAAGATGCTGCGTTGACAAATTTGGTTTATGAAAAATGGAATGATATCCAAAATACTATTCCAGAAGAAAAAAGAAAGCTTTACGAAGAAGGAATTAAATATGAGTTAGATGCAATTATAGAAACACATATGGCAGATTACTTTTTGATTGATTATAAATTAGTCAAAAGAGGAATTGAGAAAGGGGGAATAGTAACAAAAACTGGTAGAGGTAGTGGTGTCTCTTATTATGTCAACTCGCTTTTGGGATTTAGCAATATAGATAGGTTTGCCTCGCCTGTTAAGCTTTATCCAGATAGATTTATGTCAAAAACCAGAATTTTACAGACAAGATCGTTACCCGATTAACAAAAAAATCTTTACATATATATTAAACATATTATTGAAGGGGGATGTTAAATAAATAGAAAATGTTTACTATGTTTACGAATGGTTTATAAAACTAACTGGGGAAGTTTTTTATGTTGGGAAAGGGAAAGATAATCGGTACAAAACATTAAAAAGAAATAAATTTTTTATGGATATGTATAATACTCATGAATGTGATGTCCGAATAGTTGAAGATAGTTTATTTGAAAGTGAAGCTTTTAATAAAGAAAAGGAATTGATTGCATATTATAGAAACAATACAAATTATAGGCTTACGAATAGAACTGATGGAGGAGAAGGAATATCAGGATATAAAATGAATGATATTCAGAGAAAAATTATATCCAATAGTTCAAAAAAGCTATGGAAGAATGATGAATTTAGACAAAAGATGATTGATTTGAGAAATGCTCCAGATAGTGTATATCAATCAAAGGAATTCAGAGATAAAATGAGCAAATTGGTAAGCGGATGCAAAAATCCAAATTACAACCACAAATGGAGTCAGGAGCAAAAAGCTCATCTTAGTCAAATGAGAAAAACAAACAAGTTAGCTGTTGGAACAAACAATCCAAGGGCTACAGCTATAATATGCTTAGAGACTGGAGAAGTATTTGATATGATTTCAAACGCGCAAATAAAATATGGAATTAAAAGCGAAAGCAGTTTATCAATAGCTTTGAGAGACAAAAAGCGATTAGCAGCAGACATGCATTGGCGCTATTTCGATTCATCGCTATTGGATGATGATGTCCGATTTTTTGAATTACTAAAAGCATTATACACGTCAGAAAAATGCCCCATTTGTTCTCCACAAACCAAAGAAACATTTAATAATAGAAAAGATTTTTTAACAAAAAAAGAAATTGGAATAAAAAAATTCAAAAAAATTTATTCGCAAATAGGAAAATATGTAATTGATAATAATGAATATTTGTATGTAAAAGATTTTTTAAGTCGCTATACATAGTGATATGTATAGAAAATCCAGAATATCAGGGAAAGTTCTTAGAGCCTTATTTACCAAGCATTAGAGAAATCGAAATGTGGCATTACTAAATATAATGGTATGGTAACAAGAATAAGGATTGGATAATCCTGAGAGATAGCCCTAAATCTTATAGACATGGGAAGCTCGCAACGACTACCAATGGACATCCGAGATAATATCAACGATGATGGTATAGTCTACTCCGACTTTTAAATGATAAAAGTGTTAAAGTATTACGAAAGTAACGGTACAAAAGGTTGGATCTAAACTTAGGTAATCCAGAAGTGTTTGCAGAAGCACAAGATGAGATAATGACAGAGATATATGGGGATGGTGGACATGCCTATCCGATGATTTCCTATAAACCATTGCAAAAATCATCTGCATTTAAGTTATATGCAAAGTCACAAGGACTAGATTTTGATATTGCAAATGAAGTAACCTCTCAAATTAACCTATATGAAAAAGCGTTAAAACAGGCAGATTCAAAAGAAGAAAAAGAAGCTATAGATATTTATAGCTTCGTTGATAAAAAGTATCATGGCTATTTAGATGAAAGCAAAAAATATCAGGGTATTATCAACGCGAAATCACAAGCACCATGCGGTTACTTGATTTATGGCGGAAACATAAAAAGAGAAATAGGGCTTATTCGCTGCGTGTCTGGAAATGATGATGGAAGCGATGTTAATAATAGTGTTATAACAACTGTTATAGACGGAATGGTTGCTGAAAACTATAAGTTTGTTAAAAATGATTTATTAAAAGTTGATATTTGGCTTACGATAAATAAAATCTTTGAACGTATTGGAATCTCGACCTATACAGTTCCGCAAATAACAAAAATAGTAGAAAAAGATAATAAGACATGGGAGGTATATAAAAATGGTTATACGCTTGGAATAAATCAATGTGAATCTGATTTTGGACGGCAATGCTGCATAAAATATAAGCCTCAAAATATGCAGGAATTGACGGCATTGGTAGCAGCTCTTAGACCAGGATTTAAAACACAATTACAGAATTTTTTAGACCGAAAACCATATTCTACTGGCATCCAAGAATTGGATAATATATTAGAAGATAGTTTTCATTATATTATGTATCAAGAAAATGTTATGACATATTTAGGCTGGCTTGGGATAGAGCAAACAGAAACCTATGCTATTATTAAAAAAATAAGTAAAAAGAAATTTAAAGATAAAGAGTTGAGAGAACTTAAAGAAAAGCTGTTGACAGGATGGATAGCGCACACAGGGAAGGAAGAAGGATTTGAAAAAACATGGGATATTGTAGAAGCTTTTTCAAAATATGCGTTTAATGCTTCTCATGCTTATTCCTATGCTTATGATAGTGTGTATGGTGCATATTTAAAAGCAAATTATCCTTATGAATTTTATGCTGTAATGATGCAGCATTTATCAGAAAAGGGGGAAAAAGATAAAGTAACTGCTTATAAACAGGAAATGCAACGTGCTTTTGGGATAAAGAATGGAGATTACAAATTTGGCTTAGATAACAGAGAATTTTCAATCGACAAGGAACATAGATGTATAAACCCGTCTTTGGCATCTATTAAGTCATTTTCACAAAATATGGCAGACACCCTTTACAGGATTGGATTAAAACATTATGAAGATTTTATCGAACTATTAGAAGAGCTGATAAATAATGGAATTGGAGAAAATAGAATAAGAGATCTTATTTCTATGAATTACTTTAGTGATTTTGGAAGCATGTCATTTTTAACAGAAAGCGTAGAATATTTTAAGATATTTTACAAAAATAAAAAGTATCTCCAACAGTGTAAGAAAGAATCTATGTTTCAAAATAAAATAGACTTTGATATTATTAGAAAACATTGCAAATCTGAAACCGTAAAAATGTTTATGAAAATGGATTCCAAGGCTATTTTAAAAGAGATAGTTTCAAAAATTGAAACAAAAAAAGATTCTTTTAAAGAAATAGTACAAAGAAGATTGGATGTACTTGGGTATATAGATATCATAGATAAGAAGTATGCTGGATATTGTGTGGCGACAGATTTAAATGTAGACTATTCGCCGCGTGTAACTTTATATGCTCTGGCAAATGGGAATACGATACCAATTAAGATAAGCAAGAAAATATTTGCACAAAATCCTATTAAACGTGGAGATATCATTAAGGTTGAGCAGCAATATAGAAAACCGAAAATGAAGAAAGTGGGAACTAAATTTATAGAAACGGACGAAAAGGAGTGGTGGGTGAGTGAATATAAGATATGTTAAATAGAAGAAAATATACAGACGCAGAGATTCAAAAGATTTTGAAAAAGATGATTATCTTAGTCGATAGTCGCGAAAAAGCAAATTTGCATTTACTAGAATACTGGGATAAACACAAAATTCAGTATGAAGTAATGGGACTTCCAGCGGGAGATTATAGCTTCTGCTTGGAAGCAATACCAGAATTAGATTTACCATTCAAACAGTTTTTCTATAATGACATTATCCTAGAGAGAAAGAATTCTTTAGAAGAACTATCAGGATGCCTTGCTCAAACAAGAGAACGTTTTAATGATGAATGGAGCCGTTGCTATGCGAAAAGAAAATATCTTTTGATAGAAAATGCTACTTACAAAGACTTGATAGAGGGAAATTATAATACAAAGTATAACTCTAAAAGTTTTTTAGGATCGCTACATAGCTTTAATGCTAAATATGGATTAGAGATGGTCTTTATGCCACAAAAAGAATTAAGCCCGATATTTATATTGGCAACGTTCCAGTACTATTTAAGATATTTGATAAAATAAATCAAGAAAAAATATAAAGGAGATTACCATAATGAAAATTATATTAAAATCAGGGGAAACTCTTTGTGTGGATGATAGTAAATTGGATTATGAGAATTCATATATTCCCTGCATTGATAGGGTAACAATGATGTCAGATGGAGTGTGTCTGGAAGATATTTGGATTGCTACATGCCAAAAGGATTTAAGGAGACGAGGTGTGAGAGATGGGAATAGACTTGAATTTGTGGCGGAAGAGATTTTTGATCATGAACCAACTAGGGAAGAGTTGATTTATTTTATGGCAAAGAGCGGCTGCAGTATGGATGATGTTGTAGATGTTACACAGGCGTATCGTTTAAATGTAGAATATGATTGATAAAGAAGGAACAGAGTACAATACGATATTTGGTGGAATTAAAATAAGATATGAGATTGGTGGCGATGATTTTTGATATATAAAGAAGAAGTCAAAGACTTATTTTCTGTTTCAGATAGTTATTATTTTGCTCATTGTATTAGTGCAGATTTTGGTATGGGTAGAGGGATAGTAGTAGAATTCAATAAAAGATTTGATATGAAAAATAAGATGCAAACTAAATATCCAAACTATGTAAATGAATGGCATAGCAAAAGATATCATGGAGACTGTATTTTAGAAGGACGTGTACTAAACCTTATTACGAAAGAGAGATATTTTCAAAAACCAACAAAGGCAAATATGGAAGCAGCGTTAGTAAAAATGAAGAAAATTTGTATTCAAAATCACATTACTAAAATTGCTATGCCAACAATTGGGGCAGGACTTGACAAACTAGAGTGGGAGGATGTAAGAAAGCAGATTATGTCTATATTTGATAATATGGATATTGAAATTTTGGTATGTAAGTTAAAGGAAGGATAACAAGATTTAGGAGGGTGATAAAATACCACTACATACAATATTATGTTTAATGGGGTATTGTATGTAGTGGCGGTAAAAGAGGACTTATGTGAAAAGAACATTAGTAACTAAATAAGCACAATATTCTGAGCCTAATTTTGAAAGTTGCAACATATCTTTATTATTTTCATTTTTAACTTTTTCTAAAAGCCCATATAATAAATATATTTTTGAATAGTGAAAATAAGTATATGCTTGAAATGATTCACTAACACCGATATTAAAATAAGGGATATTATCTAAAAAGAAAACATTTGCATTTTTCTTAATATCGTTTTGTTCCAAAATAGTAATTTTACTAAAAACAGTTGACAATGTTTTAAAATCTATTTTTTCATTTTGTTTAGTAGTGTTTCTTATCCAACCATTAAGATGATAATCACTATCTGTTAATATATGATTTAAATGGGAATGTATAACAGAAGCTATTTTATCACTGTTATCGACAAAACGAACTACATTTGTTTTGACAAATTCCTTAAATTTTTCATATTTAGCAATATTGTCTTTTTCAAAAATAACATCTTCCACTTTAGAAGCAGCTTTTGTAAATAAGAAGTTATCTTCTAGAATAATAGCAAAAACAGGCATGTTTTTTGAAAGCGCGTATTTATATTCAAGCTCCGTATAACTTAAACCAGATTCCTTTTCGATAGATCCATAGCGACCACCGAGAATAAGTATATATACATCAGATTCATCTATCCACTTGTGAATAGTTTTTATCTGTGACTTACCAGCTTTAAAAAGTTCCATACCAGCAGGGATATGACCTGCATCAAGAACTGTTTCAACAGCAGCCTGTCGTTCTTCAATAAGATCTGTAAATGTGGACGAAATAAAGACTTGTAGCTTTTTATTCATAGATATCAACTCCTTATACTTGTTATGAGCTATATTTATAAAGTAACTGTCAAAATATTTTTATAATTTTGCAAAATTAAATAATAGATATTAGCTATATAGCATATAGAGATTTTGATATGGCATAACTATTTCCTTAATATAATTATCATATATTTCCTGAAAAATGCAACTCATTTTTGAAAAAAATAAATAATAATTCTTTGCTGTTTTTTTGGAAAAATAAAATAATAAAAGGGAAATATAAGAAACTATATTGTATTTTTTTTAAGAGAGTGTAAGGGCAAGAATATTTTTAAAATAAAAAATATGAGAAAATAAATTATAAATATTCTGTCAAAATAGCAACATGTCCACTTGTAAATATAGATAAAATGAATAAAATCAATTTTATAGTAATGATTTATTTTAGTTAAAATAGATGAAGCTTACATAATATTCCAATAAAGCATCTCTCGTCATTGTGTCCATCAGATACTCTTTAAACTGGACGTCCTTCTGCTTATAACTTGGAGTATCGACATTAGCAATATTGTTTTAAAGGACTTATACATCATATGATTTGGCTTAGCAGAATTATTCAGAACATCAATATAGTTATATGTATTTGAATTAATCATAAATAAGGTCTCTTGTTGTTATAAAAGATGTTAGTTATGGCAAAAGTGATATTCTAGTAGAAGGAAGGACATATACAAAAGTATGTCTTGCATGTATTTTATATAACTTTGAATAAGTGAGCTTAGCAGCTACTGAGATAAAAATGGAGGGAATGGTTGTGAAAGTAGAAAAAATCATTAAAGCGATAAAAGCTTTGCAAGAAGTATGTTCTGAATATGATACTTGCGAACGTTGCCCATTAAGGAAAAATAGTGATGAGTGTGGAATTGTAAGTGATATTCCAAGTGAGTGGAAATTAAAACAAGAAAAAGTATTTTTAAGAAGTAAGAGAGGATAAAATGCAAACAAAAAAATCATATAAAACAATGTTCTGTAAATGCGGTTGTGGAAATGGAATAATTATAAAGGCTGATGATGACAAGGATTGGGGAGTATCCTTACAACTAGTAAGTGATAATTTTTATACTAATCAAAAGAATATACATACTATGATAAAGGAAAAATGGAAACGTCTTTGGAGTGTGTTGAGAAATAAAGAATATTGTTATTTTGATATTTTAATTGAGCCAAGCGAATTAGAGGAATTTAAAGAATTTGTAATGAGACTATAAGGGGGAATGCGATTGGAAAATGTAAAAAAATTATAGAATTAACAAAAAATTAAATGAATATAGGGATTCTTATTATAACAAGTAAGTATCGAAAGTATCAGATTATGAGTACGATAATTTATTTGATGAATTAAAACAGTTAGAGGAAGAAACCAATATTATCATGTCGGATTCTCCTACACATACAGTAGGGTACGAAGTAAAGTCAAAATTAGAGAAAGTAACACATAGTTATCCTATGCTTTCTTTAAATAAAACGAAATCCTCTTCAAAATTAAAGGAATTCATAAAAAACAAAGAGGGATTACTTATGTGTAAAATGGATGGACTAGCAATTCTAATGGTGTATGAAGGAGGAAAACTGGTATTAGCAGAAATGAGAGGAAATGGAGAGATTGGAGAAGTTGTAACACATAACGCCAAAGTTTTTGAGAATATTCCGTTATCAATAGGGTTTAACATTGTTCCGTTTCTTAGAGTAGATAATTCTTCTGATATAGAAGAAAGCATAGAAACACTGAAAGAATATGCAAAGAAAAAACAATATCCAATTGATGGATTAGTAATGACTTATAATGATATTCGTTATGGGAAATTATTAGGTGTGACAGAACACCACCCGAAACATAGTATAGCATTTAAGTTTTATGAAGAAGAAACAACTGTTTTAAAAGATAGTGAATGATCTATAGGAAAAACAGGTGAGATTACTCCAGTAGCAAATTTTGAGCTTGTAGAAATTGATGGAACAACAGTAGAAAAAATAAGAAAGCAAGAGAACTAAATATTCCGATCATAAGTGTAGTTGATTTTACTAATATGATATCTTGATCCTTCTAAGTAAATGTAGAAATCTGAAAAATCCCAGTGAAAAAAACAACAATATAATTTGGAGGTAGTGAAATAGCAAGTGATAGTAAATACACATCATTTGATACGCGAGATAAAACGTTTGTTTTTGGATGAAACATTTGTCGTGGTGGAAGATGAAAATGGAAATGAAATGATAATTGAAGCTATTAAGCGTAAAAAATATCCAAATGGAACACAAACCTATTGCGTATTGAAATGTAGAAAACAATAAGAACAATGTGAAACACTATTGGATGTATGTCTGATAGTTAAAATAAAAACAAAAATAGAAAAGGAGTAAGAAATATGAAGAAGACAAGTATAGTAGTCAATCTAAATGAGGTAGGAAAGGCACAGAAATTCGTATCAGAAATGATGAAACTGGAGGGCGATGTAGATTTGGTGAGAGGTAAATATGTTGTAAATGCAAAATCTATTATGGGTCTTTTTAGTTTAGATTTATCTATCCCAGTGATTGTAGAGTTTCATTCTGACGATGTAGAGGAAATTAAAAGGTTTGGCAATTTGATGGCTGAATTTCAATAAAGGAGAGAAGTATGTATATAGAAGAAAGTAGGATTATTTCAAAAGAGGATTATATGATGCTATTACGCGCAACAAAAGAAGAGACTAATGATTATGTAAGAAACATCGCGAATAATTCTTTATTTCCGCCAAACGCATATGGTTTTTATAAACCAAATTTTAGGGTAGTTAATGGCGAATATATGGTGACTTGGGAACGGTTTGAATCTTGTGATTAAGGGAGTTTATAAAATGAGGAATATCTTAATAATGGTTTTGTTGTTTATAGGTTCTTTTTACATAATGATAGGAAAAGAACATAATAGAGCCAAAAACGATATGAAACAGAAAAATACTGAAATTGTTTTGGCTCATGAAATTGAGTCAAAACAGTCCGGTAAAGTGAAAAATATTAAGTCCGAAAAACAGACAAAGATAGCAGAAACAGAGCATAAAGCAAAAAGTAAAGATACAAAAAAGTTAATAAAAAAGCGATTAAAGGCTAGATTGGAAAAGATTAAATCTATCGAAAATAACAAAGAACGTTTTCTTGCGTATAAAGAACTATATCAAGAATATGAAGAACATCTAGATCCACCAGAAACGGTTTACGACAAGTTTACAGAAGGGGAAGTCTATCTAATGCAACGATGTATCGAAACGGAATGTTTTGGGGCAGACTTTGATAGCAAATGTAATATCGCTTCTGTTATTTTAAACCGGTTGGAAGATGGAAGATTTGGAGAAACAATAACGGATATCATTACATCTCCAAATCAATTTGCATATGGTAGAAAATCTATTGAAGAAGATAGCATTTTAGCATTAGAATATGTGTCCATATTTGGAGATACAACAGAAGGCGCTTTGTATTTTCATAGTAATCAGACCACAAAGACATTCAATGGAGCAAAATTTTTATTTAAAGATGGTGTCGGGCATAATTTTTATAAGTAAAGGAACATAATATGGGAAAAGTAATCATCCAAGAAGAAACAACAAAAAAGCCTATCACATTGATCGGTAGGGAAGCCGGAGAATGTTATGGGGCAGATACAAATAGTGAAGAAAGAAATTATAAAAGAGGGCTAGATTGTATTGAAACAAACCATGGCAGAACATGGGAATTTCCAGATGTATACATGATATTAGATGGGTATTCTGCCCGCGTGATTCGGGAATGGTATACCCATATTGGCGGCTCTCCTACAAGATTACAGGCTTCGACAAGATATATCAACTATCAAAAGGGATTTGATTATATTATTCCGCACTCTGTTCGTCAGAACGAGGCTGCAGCACAGATCTATAAAAACTTGATGCAAAGTATCAACCAGTCATTAAAAGAACTGGAAGCATTAAATATTCCAAGAGAAGACTTTGCTTTGGCACTTCCTCTTGGCATGACAACAAGAATTGCTTGCAAGCATAATTTTAGAAATTTAGCAGATATGTCTAAGCAACGTATGTGTTCAAGGGCGTATTGGGAATATAGAAAATTATTTTATGATGTAGGTGAAGCTCTGAAAAATTATTCCCCTGAATGGCTTTATTTAGTAGAACACTGTTTTATGCCAAAGTGTGAATGGTTTGGATTTTGCCCGGAAAAGAAATCCTGTGGGAGAAAACCTAAAAAGGAGCAATTATGTTAATTTTATGCGGAAAAACGGCAACAGGCAAGACAACTGTTGCCAAAGCCCTCCAAAAACTTGGACTGGAAAGAGTGATTACATATACTACAAGACCTGCAAGAAAAGGAGAAATAAATGGAATAGATTATCACTTTGTAACACAGGAAAAATTCATTGCGCTGCAAAAAAAAGGGTTCTTTGCAGAAACAACATGCCATTCTATTAAAAATGGAATGATATGGTATTATGGTACTCCTATAAATGAATTATTTAATCAAGTAAATCGTGTCCTGGTCTCAAATCCAGAAGGAATAAAACAAATCAAAGCATTGTATTTAAAAGAGAAAGAATTAGTAGCAAAAAAAATATTCATTTGTCAGATAAAGTCATCAAATGATGTTATACGTATCCGTTTAAAAGAAAGAGGTGATGAATATGAAGAAATAAAAAGACGTATGAAAGCCGATAAGAGGGATTTTGCTGATATTGAAGAGTTTATTGATTGTTCCATACATAGCGATTCAGACTTTATATCAGTAGAGAAGTTAGCGGAAATGATTTTAAGTTTATATAACTTATATATCATGGAGCCCTAAAACAAAAATAAGGAGGATGAGAATTATTAGTAACTATACTATTTATCTTTCTGGCGGCATGGTCGGATTGGAAGAGGAAAGCCAAACAAAATGGAGAAATAAAGTAAAGAAGCGATTAGAAAACTGCGAGTGTAAATATCAAGTAACATGTATTAGTCCAGTAGATTATTATTCTTATAATCGTCCCTACGAGTATGATTCTGATAGAGAAGTAATGGAGTTTGAATTACATATGGTAAAAAAATCAGATCTACTTATAGTAAATTTTAATAAACCAGAATCGTTAGGAACTATGGCGGAAGTAGCAGTTGCTTATGAGAAGAGGATTCCTATCATTGGAATTAATGAAGGAGGATACGTCCTTCATCCATGGCAGAGAGATATGTGTGATAAGATTTTCAAGAATATTAATACTGCTTTAAATTATATAGAAAATTTCTACTTATATTAAAAGAGGTACATGATATGATAGTTATAAATTTATTTGGCTGCCCGGGAGCCGGAAAATCGACAGGGGCTGCTTATATATTTGCAAAATTAAAAATGAATGGAGTAAATGCAGAATTGGTGGGAGAGTTTGCAAAAGATAAGGTTTGGGAAGAAAACGTAATCGCTTTTCAGAATCAAGCGTATTTATTTGGAGAACAAAGTTATCGTTTGAGTAGATGTAGGGATAAAGTAGATGTGATTGTTACAGACAGCCCACTTCCATTATCAATTGTGTATAACACTAGTTCATATTTAGGAGATAATTTTGAATATTCTGTGATGGATGTATTTCGTAGCTATGAGAATCTAAATTATCTGGTAAAACGTGTAAAACCATATAACCCCGTTGGGAGACATGAAAGTGAGGAAGAAAGCAATGCACTATTAGATAAAATCGAACGAATAATGGAACGATATTCCATTGATTATAGAGTGGTGAATGGAGACGAAAAAGGCTATTGTGATATTATAGAAGAAATTTTGGCGATTTTGAAAGAAGAGCAAGAAGAGAATAAAATATAACAAACAATAAAGGTAAGGTGAAGAAATGGTAAAAGTAATTAAAAGAGATTGCACATTAGTTGATTTTCAAAAAGATAAAATTTCTAGCGCTGTTTTAAAAGCAATGAAAAATGGTTCTGGGATTGTAAAAGAAAAAATTGCTATAGACATTGCAAATGAGATTTATGAATTATGCAAAGAAAAAGAAGAGATAAGTATTTCCGATATAGAAACTATGGTTTATGATAAACTGATTAGTAAAAAGCAGAGACTTACAGCAAAAGCATATGAGGGTTATAGAAGTATCAGAGAGTTTCAAAGAGAAAATTCTAATACAACAGATATAGAAATGGAAGAACTTCTTACAGGTAACAGTGATTATTGGAAGAATGAAAATTCTAATAAAAACCCAAGATTATCTACGACTCAAAGAGATTATATGGCAGGCATTGTAAGTACTGACATGACACGAAGATATTTACTTCCTCCAGAGATTGTCCAGGCGCACGACGAGGGGATATTGCATTTTCATGATGCAGATTATTTCGGACAATTTATGCACAATTGTTCTCTTATCAACTTAGAAGATATGTTACAAAATGGAACTGTAATTAGTGAAACCTTAATTGAGAAGCCGCACAGCTTTTCTACGGCATGTAATATTGCTACCCAAATTATAGCTCAGGTTGCTTCAAGTCAATATGGAGGACAGAGCGTAAGCCTGGCGCACTTAGCTCCTTTTGTAGAAGTAAGTCGCCAAAAGATTAGAAAAGAAGTTGAGAACGAATGGGTTAATAATTCTTATGTATATAAAGATGATTCTTTAGCTTGTATAAATCATGAAATAGACAGAATCACAGAAATGCGTGTTAAGAACGAAATCAAAAAAGGGATACAAACTATACAATATCAAATTATTACTCTTATGACGACAAACGGACAAGCTCCATTTCTTACAGTATTTATGTACTTAAATGAAGCTAAAGACGAAAGAGAGAAAAAAGATTTAGCACTGTTAATACAAGAAATGTTAGAGCAGCGATATAAAGGAGTTAAGAACGAGCAAGGAGTTTGGATTACTCCAGCATTTCCTAAACTGATTTATGTATTGGAAGAGGATAATATTGTAGAGGGTAGTCCATATTGGTATCTTACAAAACTTGCTGCAAAGTGTACTGCAAAAAGACTTGTTCCTGATTACATTTCCGAAAAAGTAATGTTTGAACTAAAAGGAGATGTATATACTTGTATGGGCTGCAGATCTTTTCTTACACCAGATAGATTTACAGATAATGGAGTCGGAAATGTAGCAAATGCAAAAAACTATCTTTCTGATAAACATAAATATTATGGTCGTTTTAATCAAGGAGTTGTCACAATAAATTTACCAGATATTGCATTGTCATCGGAAGGTGATATGGATAAGTTTTGGAAACTGTTTGAAGAAAGGACAGAACTATGTCATAAAGCATTGCGTTTGAGACATGAGAGATTGGAAGGTGTCTATTCGGATGTCGCTCCTATTTTGTGGAGGTATGGCGCATTAGCAAGATTAGAAAAAGGAGAAACGATTGATAAATTATTACATAATGGATATTCTACTATTTCATTAGGGTATGCAGGTCTTTATGAATGTGTAAAATATATGACCGGCAATAGTCATAGTGATGAGGGAATTGGCGAAAAATTTGGATTAGAAGTTATGCAAGCTTTAAACGACAAGTGTAGACAATGGAAAGAGAAAGAGAATATTGATTATAGCCTATATGGAACGCCACTTGAAACAACTACTTATAAGTTTGCGAGAAAGTTAAGAGAAAGATTTGGAATAGTAAAAGGTATAACAGATCGTGATTATGTGACAAATTCTTACCATATTCCAGTATTTGAAAAGATTGATCCATTTGAAAAGTTACATATTGAGGCTAAATTTCAAAAATTAAGCCCAGGAGGCGCTATTTCTTATATTGAAACAGCCAATATGCAAAATAATATACCTGCAGTATTGGAAGTAATTAAATTCATCTATGATAATATTATGTATGCAGAACTTAATACTAAAAGTGATTATTGCCAAGTATGTGGTTATGATGGGGAAATTACGCTTATTGACAAAAATAATAGACTTATTTGGGAATGTCCGAATTGTCATAATAGAGATACAAATAAAATGAATGTTGTGAGACGTACTTGCGGCTACCTTGGTACAGCAACTAACGGGTGGAACCAAGGAAGGTTAGGAGATATTCATGATCGGTTTGTTCATTTAGACGATATTGAACATAGGAATAAAGGATGTGATTCTTGATGAGATATGCAAGCATTAGAAGTATGGATATAAGTAATGGAGAGGGAGTGGGAATCTCTCTTTTTGTCCAAGGGTGTTCATTTCATTGCAAAAATTGTTTTAATCCTGAAACATGGAGTTTTAACTCAGGAAAAGAATGGACAGACGAAATAAAAGCAGAGTTTTTAAAATTAGCTAATAGGTCATATATAAAACGTATTTCCATATTAGGTGGCGAACCTCTTGCGGAAGAAAACCTAAAGGGAATAAGAGATTTGGTTTATGAAATACGTGTTTTATCACCAGTAAAAAAGATTTGGATTTATTCTGGATATAATTGGGAACATATTTTTGATCCGAAATGGCATTATCATCCCCTAACACAAGAGAAGCTTTCTGTTGGAAGATGGAAACGACAACAGATTTTATCATTGTGTGATATTTTGGTAGATGGTTTGTATCAAGATGAAAATCGTGATATTCATTTGGCATTTAAAGGTAGTCATAACCAAAGGATAATTGACATACAAAAATCTATTAGAAATGGAGAAGTGACATTATGGGAGTAAGTGGTTTAACCCCAAAAATCCAAATACATTTTTCAGGAGGAATAACTATGAGACATAAAAACTTTTCTATTGCAAGTAAAAAATTTATATTATCCAATGACCGTATCCGAGAGCTAACGAAAAAGGGTTATAGTCGCCTAACACAAGAAAATATAAAAATATATATAAAACGATTTCATGTTTATAAAAATTACATAGATTGCGAAATTATTGTAAGTGAATCGAATGGCAGTGTAGATATAGATGTGATAAACACTCAAATGGGGTTGCCATATCCACCGTTTTATAGAATAGAAGGTGAAAGTCATAACAATGTGGTAAAAAGAATCAACAAAAGTATCTATATGGAATTAAAAGAGATTGGAGCTACAACGGTATGAAAAATATCAAAACATCACCGTGTACAAAATGTAAGAATGCAGTAGTAGATGACAAAGATCCAAAACATGTCTTAATATATTGCAAAAGAAAGTTAAAAACATTTTATTTTGGTCAAAGGATTCTTTGTGATAATTATAAAGAAAAGCCCTGAGAGTAGAAAAACCAAATTCATGACAAAAAATAGGAGTTACAGTGTCTGGTTTATTGTATTTCTATATAGAAAGAAGGAATTGTTTTGGGAAAGAATACGGGAGAGAAGAGGAAATTAATATTATCGCATGATTGTACTTTAAAAATATTACAAGGATTACCAATTTCAGATACAAAATCACTTAGAAAGAGAGATGAACTAATAGAAAATTTTCAGAAGATGTATTTTGTAAAAAGAATGGGAGATAAAATAGTAATTGAGGTTCCAGATATAGATATAGTTAAAAGGATAGGAGAAAGTGACGTACTCCCACCACTTTAAGAAGTGGGGGCTTCTCGCTCAATAGCCCTAATGGACTAAGTATCAACGAGCTAACCCCGTCCGCCCGACGGTTTCCCGAATGACGTTCGATTCGTACCTTGGATATTTTACGCACAGAAGGACGCTTGGTTTTCGCATATTGGTTTTCTCTGTGCAACCTGCTATATCCAGTTGTCAACGAATCATGAAAGGTTATCACAGCCTGTAATGAAAATAGGGGACTGGCTCCACTACTGTTTTAGTTTCCTGTCTTGTTTTATAATAGTTTTAGGCAGGATTAAGTTTGATTGCACCTTGGAGGATTTGCACCCCGTTTGTCAACGTAAACGTTTTGCCCTTGAGTACAGCATATTGTCGCGCCTTTTATGGTTAGCACGAGTAGCAAAGTCCGTATCACCTCGGGCAAATCTCCTGCCCATTCTATTGCAAAGGAGATGCTCTGTATGAAAGACCTTCTGGAAATTTCCTGTGGGCTCGATGTCCACAAAGATAAAATTGTTGCCTGTATCCTGACTGGTCCTTTGGGTAAACCGACAAATTCCGAAATCCGGGAGTTTACCACCTTAATCCCCGATATGGTTGCTTTACGGGACTGGATTGTTTCTCAAAACTGCCATCATGTTGCTATGGAAAGCACAGGTATTTACTGGATGCCTATTTACGAAATATTGGAAGAAGCATTTGGCGGTGATATTACCTTGCTGGTTGTAAACGCACGCCATATGAAGAATGTCCCTGGCAAGAAAACAGACATGCGGGATTCTGAATGGATTTCCACCCTGTTACGTGCCGGGCTTTTGAATGGCAGCTTTATTCCCGAAAAAAGAATCCGGGAGTTCCGTGACTTAAATCGTTACCGTAAAAGTGTCATCCGTGATATCACATCCCAGAAAAACAGAGTTGAGAAGTTCCTGCAAAGCTCTGGCTTTCGCCTTTCCTCTTTTATTTCTGATATTTTTGGGGCTTCGGGCAGGAACATCATACGATACCTGATTGAACATGGGCAGATTGACAAGCCTTCTTTGGACTCCTGCTTAAAAACAAAGACCAGAAACCGTATAGATGAAATCCTCATGTCTGTGAATGGAAGCCTGTCGGAACATCAAAAAGCCTTCCTAAAGATCCTTATGGATCATTAGGATTCTTTAAAAGAACATCTTGCTGAAATTGAAAAGAATCTTGAGGCGGATATGGCTCCATTTGCTTTGCAAGTGGAGCAGCTGAGCAGCATTTATGGAATAAGCACAACGGCTTCCTGTGCGGTCATTGCTGAAATCGGCATTGATAGGAAGCCGTTTAAAACTGCGGAGCATATCTGCTCATGGGCAGGTCTGTGTCCTGGCAATAATGAAAGCGCCGGGAAACGGAACACCTATTTGTCTGCCTGGTATTGGAGAATCAAACAGAAGAAGGGAGCTAAAAAAGCCATTGTTGCCCTTGCCAGAAAACTTCTTGTAATTATCTACACCATGCTAAAGCAAGGCACTCCTTTCGATGAATCCTGTTTTGAAGCCAGACGTAAAAACAGTGAACAAAAACAGCTTTCCCGATACATACGTGAATTAGAGAAGCATGGCTATCACGTAGAAGCTCAGGGCTGACCTATTTGTATTTGCAATATGTTACCATAAGCAGCCTATCTTATTTGACTGCTTTATAGCTATGCTTTCATGATTGTTGAAAACATTTGTTGTCAAGGTTCAGTTCCTGGCTACGAGTTTTATTTTCGTAGCAATGTACTAATCATTGTGCTTAGTATAGCAAAGAGACAGAAAAAAAGCAAGAGGCAATTCATCCCCAACCTTAGAGGTCGGAGTCTTCTTGCCAAAATAGGATAAAATAATGACGCAGGAAGAAGCAAAATGATAAAATTGAATATTAAAGTGAAATATTTTACAGATAAAATAGAAAAATTACAATATATTGGAAGAAAATCCGACTGGATTGATCTACGTGCTGCAGAAGATGTAACAATAAAAGCCGGAGAATATCATTTAATTCCATTAGGTATTGCAATAGAATTACCAAAAGGATATGAAGCACATATTGTTCCTCGTAGCAGTACATTTAAAAATTTTGGTATCATACAAACAAATCATATGGGGGTCATTGATGAGAGTTACTGTGGTGATAACGACCAATGGTATTTTCCGGCATATGCGTTACGAGACACGACAATACATGTGAATGATAGAATCTGCCAGTTTCGGGTTATGGAGCATCAGCCGCGACTGGTGTTTGAAGAGGTCTATAAGTTAGAGAGAAAGGATAGAGGAGGAGTTGGGAGTACAGGGAAGAGGTGAGCTATTTAATGGGTGAAATTAAAGTTTTAAAAGTCAAAGATATTAAAGATTCTCTTGGATGTGGAATAAACAGAGCCTACGAAATAGTAAATCAAAAAGATTTTCCTAAAATTAAAATAGGAAGAAGATTTTATATACTTAACGATGAATATGAAAAATGGTTACATGATTATACACGAAAAGAATATAAATTGTAAAATAGAGTAATTTTGATAGTAGAATAGGAAATTTATGAAATGGGAATTGACATAGAATCTTATTTAGTATATATTGTAGATGCTTGATGAAGAGGTTGGTTATACCAAAACTTTCTACAATTTTATGCAATAAAATTCTTAATCTAAAAGTTGTGTAAAAAGTTGTGTATGCTTTTATAGAAACCTTGATTTTATCACGTTTTTCGGCTTATTTCAAGGGTCTCCAAAACCTTTAGCGGGAGTTCGATTCTCTCATCCCCTGTTAGAAGAAAATACGCTGAAAACCTGATAGAATAAGGGTTTCGGCGTATTTTTTTGCTGTGAAAAAAACAGTTGATTTGGGAGAAATTGGTATTGTTTTCACTGTAAATCACCCTCTTTCACGAGTAAAGTTGTGTATGAACTTGTGTATTTCATGTGGCAAACTTGATCACGGATCTTTTTGATATGAAACTGCCTTACGTAATGGAGAAATAAAAAAGTAGGGTAAGAAAAATTATGAAATGGAGAAAGGATAAATGTATCATGTTGTAAAAATTTTGCCACAGGTCTTCACATGAAGAAAAATGGAGGTTGATTAAATGAAAGAGAACACTGGCTTGAAAAAAATTAAGTTACCTATTTTGCCATATGGAGAAGGCAGTATGTCGATCCGGGAGAATGGAAAGGTTATGTACCGTAAAAGCATTGGAAATCCTAAACGTACTAGAGTGGTATATGGTTCCTCCCCAAAAGAGTGCATCAGTAAAATGCGTCAGTTAGAACAGGAGCTTCTTGAAATGCCCAGTAGTTCAAAACTTACTTTAACAGAAGCGATGAATAAGTGGCTCTATACTACGAAACAGAACAAGTTAAAACCACAATCCTATCAACGTTTGGAAAGCACAATACGAAATCAAATTGAGCCATCAAAAATTGGTTCTATGAGATACCAGCTATTGGATAGCGAAGAGATTCAATCAGTTATACAGGATTTAATCCGAAATAGGTATTCCTATTCTACCATCAAAAAGACCTATGATGCTTTAAATGATTTTTATCGTTATGCTTCTATAAAAGATAAATTTTCAAACCCAATGCTATTGGTAACAGCTCCAACTAAAAATAATGTTAAAGTAGAAGCAAAGCAAATAGAATTTTTTGAACAAGAGGATATTGAAAAATTTATCATGGAGTGTGGGGTAAGGCACAATACTGGCACAATGAAGTATCGCTATGGATATGCTATTGCGGCAAATATTTATTTAGGAATGAGAATTGGTGAATTGCTCGCCCTTCGATGGAAAGATATTGACTTTGAAAAGAATACCATTTATGTGTGTAAAACACTGATAGAATGTGCAAACCCTAAATATGATAAAAGCCAGCCAAATGCTATGCGTGAGCATGGAATCAAAAAGACTATCTATAGCATCCAAAATTCTACAAAAATGAGTAAAAACAGATATGTACCAATGAATACTAGAGCGAAACAGTTGCTATTAAAACATTTAGAGGTTTCAGAGTACAAAGAAGAGGACGATTTTGTAATTTCTACAAGAAATCGAAGAACCAGTACGATAAAAAATATTTCGGATACGATTAGACAAATTGAAATCGCCGCCGATACACAAGTGCAATCCTATGGTACACATATATTAAGACATACTTGTGCAAGCTTATATTTCAGAAAAAATGTTCCTATTGTTACAATTGCAAAAATATTGGGGCATTCTGTTGAAGTTTGCGAAAAAACATATATACATTTTGTAGAAGAACAGATGAAAGAAGCAGCTTCGCAGATTGATGTGATAGAGGTTTAAAAAACGAATATTATTGATGGTAAAAAATGGGGGTACTCACATGATTGTGAATACCCCCATAAATTGTTTGTTCTATTATTTTACTTTAACCTTTTTACTTACCATATATCCGGTAGTCCCATCAGAAATTCTCACCTGATACCAACTGCCAATTTTACAGATAACTTTAAAAGTTACTCCCTTCTTGATTGTTTTAATGTTCGTAGATTTACTCACTACCATACCAGAACGAAGCATAACATCTTCTATAGCCTGACCAATTTTATAAGTGGATAATCCAGAACGATTAATGCAACTATTTTTGACATAGCCAAATTTTCCATTGGAACAAACATAAGACCATCCGTTTCCCATATCTTTTATCCAATAGATATGATTTCCTTCTTTAAAAGTTCCAAGTTTTCCATCTGCTACATTGTCTTTTTTGTAAAAAGCGCAAGAAGCTTTGATTTTTTTCTTACCATCTTTAATTTTAGATTTAAAATCGTCCCAGAGCTTGCAGTTCTTCCCCCACCATCCAGTCCAACCAGGACAATATTTCCCAGTTACATCAAAATGTCTATATACATTTCCATAAGCGATATTATATTTGGACATGAGCTGCTTTGTTAGAGCAACAGCATTTTCGATGGTTTCTTTTGCGATAATACCATTATCTGAACATAGTTCAATGGAAATGCTGTTGCTATTTGTGATGACGCCATACATTTTACCGCCACCAGTAGTAGCGCAGTCGCTATACTTATTTCCGCCAACTGACCAGGCAATAGTAGAATCAGGTACAGATTGGTAAATAGAAGTTTTATCACAGAAGTAATGGGCAGAAGCATTTACGACATGAGTATTGAAAGCTTTGGCATTGTTTACTGCTTTGTCCGTCTTATTTGCTGTATAGTGGATTACAATATATTTGATATTTTTGGTTTGCCGTTTTCCACCATAATTAGATGGATGGGACAGAAGAGTGTTGAATGTATATGCCATAATTTACCTCCTTTTTTGCAAACAAAAAAGAGGTCATAGAGACCTCTTTTTGAGACTTATAATTTTTAGTACATTCTTTTATGTGTTTTATTCTTGGTTATTTCGTCTAGGAATAGCATTATTTATTTGCATAATATTTTTGTTAAAGAATTCATAATTAGTATTTAATTGATTCGATAAATTACCTGTGTTTATCATCGTTCGTATAGCGAAGTTTGACGAAGAGTCAAGATCACATTTTTTATATAGTGCTAATATTTCTTCTGTTGTTATAGTTTTCATTATAATCACCTCATTGTTGGTGGAATAGTGGATATCATTGATTTTTTATCTTGATTTTCAATAATCTTTATGGCTGGTGTAGCGTCAAAAGTAATCATGTAAGAATGGTGAAGAGATAAAACTTTATCTTGAAGTTCTTCATCATCTTCTAACATAACAATCTTTAAGCCAATTTCTTTACAAAAAGTTGCACCAAGATGTCTTCCATGGGTTTTAGAGTCTTTATGCTCATTCAATTTTGATACAATTGTATTGATAATCTTATTGTCGTCTGGAATATTTTTATTAAACATACATGAACCAAGCCATTCTTCTAATAATTTTCCCGATAGATCAATAGCATCAATAGCAGTTTTCATAAATGCGGCTGGATATTGCTGTAGTTTTATAGCCCAATATTGGGCATTGTTTGGATTATCTAATAAATCTTGTTTTGCTTCCTCAAATTCCATTTTAATATTATATGCAGGAATTCCATTATATTGAGGATCAATAGGACCTAAACTAGATTGACTGCCCATAATAATTTCTTTTGCGGCACAAGCAATCATTGTTCCCGCAGACATTGCAAGTTGAGGAACAATTACTCGAATGTCCGAGTTAAATTTTGTTCGTAGATAATTTACTATGGATTCAGCCGCCTCTGGTGAGCCACCAGGAGTATGTAAAATTAAATCAACACCTTTAGAACAATCCATACCATCTATACAATTCATAAAACCAGTCATATCAGCATCGCTAATATTGACGTTGAAAATACCTTGTTTATTAAGCCATCCAGAATAATAGGTGATTACATTTCTTTTTGTGTAATTTGATAACTCCTTTAAATATTTTTTCCTTATGTAATCAAATTGCGATTGTGTGTCTTGAATTTCTTGTAAAATGTCACTCCAGCTTCCCATAATTCCTCCATAGTGTTTATAAACTAATTATAATAGCAATAGTTTATCATGTTTTTTTATAAATAGCAATGATTATTTTGAGGAGGTTTTAAATGAATCATTTTAAAGAAAATTAATTTTCAAAATCACTTTCAGATGCAATACTGTCTTCATATTTGTTTTTTACCTTACTTACCTTAATTGTCATAAGGCTAACGATTTCAACTGTCCAAAATCCAAAATAACATGTTGTGAGAGTAGGAGAAATTTCTACTTGTACGACAAACTGCAAAATAAAAGCGACGATTGTATACAACATAATAGCCGCAATAATCATAGGAATAATTCGTTTAGAAAAAGCTGCTTGTTTTGACAGCGGTTTTTTCGTAGCTTTTTTGAATAGTTTTAACATTACTCTTCATCTCCCCTCAAAATTAGATCCATCTCGTCTACCGTAATCCAGCTTCGTTTTACGGCAGCTTGGAGGTTTTCTTTTGTTATCTCTTTTGTAGTATGATATCCATAATATAGTACTGAATACATGGCATTATGCCTTATTTTATATTGCTTCATGACTGGACACCTTCTGTAATCAAATGGCTTAAACCAGTTTCTATTAGATAAGAATATAATTCATCTTTTAAGTCAGGACGAGATAGAATAACTTGCTCGTATGTGGTTTTACCCTTTTTAATATTACTTGCCAGAAATTTGATAATCCCCATATTACACCTCCATATCTTTGCTAAGAATTAGGTCTAATAAAACATCATTGATATCATCTATTTGTTCTTGTAAAGCGTCCTCTTTTGGACGTTCAAATTCCTTGATAACTGCTACGGGTTTACCAGAACTCATATCAATAGATTCTACATATGAGTTTGTTGGAACATCTACCCAGATAAAATTTACGCCGTCTGCTGGTTCCAAGATATCGCCAGTGGCTTGATAGTAGATGGTTCCGTTATTATCAAATATAATTAATGTTTTCATAATAAATTTCCTTTCTTTAAACAAACTTAACCAATACCATATCGCTTTCCATAATTAATTTGTATAGCATTATAAGTATTTGTATCAGGATATACATATATAGCAAAACCCGAAGAAGATACACTAGTTATAATACACTTAATAAGATAATAGGTTGAAAATAACCATCTTTTTATATGTGAATATTTATACAAAATATAACAAAATCCTCAAAACCTGTGCCTATAGCAGTAATAGAAGAACTAATTATACTAACTTTAATTTTAAGAGAATGTTTAAAGGAAATATCACCTCTTTTTAATATCCAAAAGCATACCAATTAGAATTAGTTCTAAGATAATAATAACTATTTATATAGTGATAAAAGACTAAATCTATAATAATTCTTGATGAAGATATAGAATTAAATTTAAAATATAGACAACAAGAACTAGAAGATGATATTCTATGTATATTTGTATTTTTTAAATTACTAATGAAAAAAGAATATCCAGACAAACCAATCCAAGTTGAAGCTGTATTGGTTTGTATTCTGAAATCGCTTATTTCTAAAAATACATAAGAAGGATTAAAAGATAAGTTTATAGGAATAGTAAATGATGTATTAGATGGATTTCTAATTGTATTTATATTTATTATATTATTTATACTTCCACTAGCCATCTGCATACCACTACTCGCTGCCAGTGTTCCCATTACTCCAAATATATCCTTCCCCTTCATAATATTTTCCGCAATCAAATCAGCGTCGCCAGCAACTGTAATATTTTCACTGCTATATCCCTTGGGTATAATAATATTTGCTGTCCCTGGAGTAATAGTAGTACCACTCAATTCATTAACAGGCATAACTCCTTCAACTAATCCATCCCCAGTATAGGCGCTTTTCCCAGTTAAAATATCTTCTGCAATAGCCGTAGCATCATTTGCATAGGTACTAGGTTTTAGCTTTTCAATTGAACTAGTCAAATCATTCAGAGTTGGTTTTTCAGGAATTATAATAGATTCATCCTTGGCAATAATTGTATCCCTGATGCTACTTTTGAAATTATTGCCAGACTGAAAAACCTCATTGATAGCACTCACCAAACAAGACTTATCTGTTGTTTCTAAATTCTCTGGATTTCCAACTATCTTTTCTAGATTCTTAACATCAATAGAACCGTTTATTTCTTCTTTGATTTTCTCAAGTTCTGCATTAAAATAAGTTTGTGATACATAGGTATTTTTATTTAACTCATTTTGTGCCTTAATTATCCGATCTATTTCCTGCAACATATCAATGCGAACTTTTGATAATTCTGTAGATATAGAATCAATCGTTTTCTTGATATCCTCATTGATCATATCAGTAAGCTCGTTTAATTGACTATCAACATATCCTTTTGTAACATATTTCTGTTCTTCTTCTAAGTCAATCGAATACGTTACTTCTTCCTGCCATCCAATAGTAATGCTTGCGTTATCTATATTGGCATGATATCTTTTTCCCGTAGAAACATCTATAAGCCAGATAAATAACCTGTCATGGAATTTGAAAACAATCACATCGGCATTTACAATTCCATGAAACAATATAGTTTCTGCGTTGCTCAATCGAACATAAGCCAGTGAATCTCCTGTTAAATCTTGATCTGATAGAATAGATTGAAGATAGGAGAGAAGTGACGTTTTATCATATGTACTGTCTTCCAATACTACAATTTGCCGTTGTGCTGCTAAATCGTGCAATCGTTTGAGGCGTTCTGCAAGAGTAATCCCTTCCATATCATAAATTCCAGCCGTACAAGTGACAGGGAAGAAAAAGCTTCCCTCCCCATCTTTTAATATTGCCATTTTTTCGATTTTTTGTAACGTATCCTCTGAATCTGTAAATAAACTATCATAATTCATCATATTTCATATCACCACCTTAGTTGTTCCAGCCATAGATATTTTTACAATAGGAATCCCAATATTGAGAAAAATTAGTAGAACCATTCAATTCATAAGATACATAATGCTGATTATTTTGGCTGACATAAGAAATCATATAGCCTGTTTTAATGGTTAAGGTGCTAACAGTTTTATAAGTAGCTCCTAACTTGTCATAGTCGGGATCGCTGTTCGTAGTAAGAAGGAACGCGTATCGACCGTCTTTGATATCAGACATACTATCTGCGAATCTGGCAGGGGCTTTCAAAAAGAATAAATAAAAATCCTTTACATATTTACTATAGGTATTATTTTCCCAATACCTTCCATAACTTGCGCTTCCCATATACATTTCACCAGTAATGAGGATATTATCAAATAGTTCTGGTACGGCAATACGAAATTCTCCTTTTGGAAGAGAGTTTGCAGTAGCATGGTTTTTACACTCTGTAGTTGTATATCCATTTCCAAAAAGTTGAAAATAATAACTAAGCCAATCACCTGTGATAGTATTGACGGTTTTCGACCACATACGTCCGTATTTTCCACTTTCAGAAGAAGAACCACCATTACCATCCCCGCCACCTATTCCAAATTCTTTTTGCATAGCAGCGACAATTTCATAGTAGGTTGGTGGGTTTCCTGTAATCTCAACTCCATTTGCACGCAAGGAATTTGCTGCGTTGATATTACAAGCTAAAATATGATTAGACAATTCATAAGCTGTGTTTTGGCTAGAAGCAGGACTTCCAATATTTGTAGCAATAGCCTCTCGTTCTTTTTCTTTCATTCCATGATACACCTCATTGATTGCACCGACGATTGTTTTATCCTCAGTAGTGAGTTCATTGTCTGTTACATCTTGTTTGTTTTTCATTAAGGATGGGTTATTGGTCGTTGTAATATTAACCTGTGGTAATTCTTCTGTGATATCAATAACCTCTTCACAAAATACTTTATTGGCAGGTAAATCTCCATCTACAATAGCTCCAATCACTAATTTGTTATCTGTCTTGTCTAAAATAATGTTATCGCCAGCCGTGATATCCTCAAACTTTACAACTCCCTTAATAGCTTCCTGGACGGCACCATCTATATCTGTGATAACTTCAAATTCTCCAGAAGGAAGTAGTTTGTAATAAGTTTCTTCTGATTCAATAAAAATTAACATTCCTATTTTTCGGAAGTCTTCTTTTAACATTTTTACTTCTTCCCATGTTTTAAAGGAATGGATTCCGCCGCGAATATTTTCAGCATCCACAAGGGCAAAACCATCGCTAGCAGGCACAATTTCTTGTGCTAATCGTATTTTAGCCATGAGTGACACCATCCTTTCCATATAAGATATTTCCAATCCGAACAATAACATTGCCAAGTGAGTGATTATCACTTCTATATAGGTCATATGTGGTAGTATATCCATACTGATTTTCATATGAGAAAGCTTCTTTATATAAGCTGAATCCACCAGCAACGGAAGAGAAGTAGAATTGTGTTCCAGCAGAAATATCATGTGGACAGGCAAACCAAATATATTCCCCATCATTTGCATGGACGGATAGGATAGTCCTTACATTGTCCTGTAAAGAAAAATCCATAGCGGAAAGGAAGGAACCATCTGCAATAGCAACATCAGATGGTTGCGCTGCAGTACACCAACGGATCGAGTGATAAAATTTTATCCCAATTTTGGCAGATAAGGTTCTAATAGCATCTTTTACTACCAGCACATAATTTTTATCTTCATTTATAATAGTCAGATCCTCAAAAGAAGTGGCAGAAGAATCAATCATTTCTCCATTCAATTCCTGTGAGGCTGGAGTAAAGCTAGGATTAAAGCTCCAAGATACGACATTTCCTACAACGGTATTTCCATACTCCTGCTTGATGTCAGTCGTAGTTTCCATTTTTATTTCAATCGTGCTTAAAGTATTTTGCATAATGGAATTATATAATTTTTCCATATCATTTAATTTTTCTGTGGCAGCTTCTGTAACTGCAATTGCGTTTTCGGTTGCCTTTTTCACTTCTTCGATTTGAGTGGAAAGATCAGCGGTAATGCCATCTGTTAGCTTTGACAATTCTTCAATTCGTTCCCCTACTTGTAGGATTTCTTCCTGGATTTGTTCATTCATCAGAATAGTTTGGTTGAGATAATATATGCTTTTTTTCACGACACTATCAATTTGTATCTGTAAAGAATGCAGCCAGCTTGGACAGGGTTCATCAATTCCATCTGTTACAAGGATTCCGTCTTTTACAAAAATGTAGCTAAGAGCAGTCTGCCAGTTGTAAAATTTTCCGTTTTGATGATAGCCAATAAAAGCGATATTATATGTCACCATTCCAGGCTTGATTGTCACCTTTCCATCAATAATCCAAGTAAAGGATATCGTATCTGTTTTGACTTTCACGTTTGCAGCAAATGCGCAATCCGTTTGCCCAGCCGCATTGATATATTGAATAATGATAGTTTTAGTAGACATATCCATTCCGTCGAAATAGCGTGGCATGGTATATTCAATACCCCTAGACATGGTATCTAATTGAATTACAAGATTTTCTACAGAAGGCATAATGACAACTCTATCTTCAATTTCTACTCCAAGTTCCGCCTGTAACTCTTCGTAATCTTCGTAGCCTTCAAATTCACTGATGAAATCAATTTGATAGCGATAATCCGGCTCCGTCGCACCTTCCAAGGCACTAATCGCTTTTGCTACATTGAAATGTGCTGCTGTAGTCTGCCAACGATAAATGATAAAATCGTCTGTATCTACTTCGTAAAAATCAAGTGCAAAGGCAATATCTCCAGCAGTAGTAGTAAGCCCTCCCTCTACCAACCAGGTTACAAACAGTCTGGATTCATCTTCTTCTGAAATGGAAAAGGATTCAATGGGGGTAGTGCCAAATTTCTTTTCGGCATTAATATAATATATTCGCATTTGCTTAGTAGAAAGATCGATTTCGTCAAAATATCTTGATAATTCAAACGTAATTCTGCGGCTATTAGTATCACCTTGTACGACGATATGTTTGATAGTAGTATCAATCGTAATGGTACGATTGAAAATTTGAAAACATAGTTTTTCAGGAGGTTCTTCATTGTAGTCCAGTTCATTGATTTTTGTACCAGCTTGGATGGAACGTGACATAAGCATTGCTGCAGCTTCTCCCAACTCTGGATTTTTGGCAGTTAGGTCAGCCAATTTTTCTTTATATTTAATTAGTTCCATATTTTCCCTCCCATTCCTCCATCATTGCCATGACGACTGCAATTTTTTCATCTAGTCGCGCTTCTGTTTCAGTGATTTTGTCCTGAATGATAGTAGCAGTATTGATAAGCTGTTCCATTTGGACTTTATATTCGTTGAAAATCTGCGGTACGGTTTCTGGCATATGCTCTGCGCTATCACTATGAGGTTGTATTAAAAGGGTAGTTTCATCGCTTTTCAGTAGTAGACCAGTATTTACATCAGATAGTTCAATCCATAAGGTTATTTTTCCTACTGTAGATGTAAAGATGTCTGTGATATTTACCATAGATTGGACGTATTCTTCCCCATATAATTCCTCTTCAAATTCAAAAAGATGAACGTTGCCTTCGCTGTTTGCATTATACCAATGCAAACTGACACTGTACTCCTGAATAGGGTGGCTGTTATACTCTGGAGGGAATAAGAAAAGGAGGGAATCCGCTAGATTCTCTCCCTCATAAATGTTAGATTCGGTTGTTTTGGTTAAACGTTTGTTTTCTGTTAGTTTTAGTATTGTTTGAATGGGAATCACCTACCTTTTGAAAAATACAAAATCCCCCATCGCATATACCTTTTACGATGAGGGATAGTTTCTCTATTCATATAATAAAAAACCGATGTCTGGCAATGTTAGACCAATTTTATCATAAAGCATTATATTTAGTAGGTTTATAGCGAGCTTTAAGTTTATGTTTGCTAATTTGTTTATTGTGTCGTCTGTCATATAAATGCTTTGTTCCTTAACAAAATATAAGTCTTCCTCATTATATGATGCAATATACATTTGCGAATTTGCGCTAAATCCTAGCCCGTATTCCATATCTGCCAATACACAATTAACTGTTGTTTTAGTAGCTGAGTTTGTTGGGTTTAAAATAAATGTTATGGCAGATTCGACGTTATCTAATGTATTTCTGTATATAAACGTCATTTCGCCATTGGATTCATTTAAGGCTATTGCGCAAGCTGATTCTGATACATCTCCGTCTGGAAGAACATCTCTATAATAATAATTTATAATTTTGTCTCCATTCTTGTTAGTGCCGCCATATGTCATAATATATGTTTTTAGTGCGTCTAAATTTGAATCAATAATTTCGCCGAGAGTAGGTTCCTTTTTGTCATCGGTGTCATTTTCAGATGGATCTTTGATATCCTCTTTTTCGATTAAACCTAACTCCTCTGCATTTTCAATATAAGAAATTGGAGGAAGGTCAGAATCGGATAATGGATATTTTGAATATAAAAGAACTCCAGAATAACCTTTTGCTTTGTATTCTGTTGCAGTAGAAGCAGAAAAATACTTACAATAAAACAAAGGAGAAACAGCACTACAATGAATCATATTTGTTTTATTACTAAGCATTGGAGCATATTTCGCTGTGTTATTTTGCCTTTTAGACAAACTTGCAAAAAAATATTTTGTATAAGAATATTCTTTTGCTCCTCTTTGATAGGTACAGGTTGCTCCAGTTTCTTTGTCGGTAAGAGTAAAATTCCCGTTTCCAAGATTTTTATACTCCAACCAGAAATTATCTGCAAATTTTTTTGCTGGAATCATTAAAGCCCCATCAGAGGTTCTTTCTACCATATCATGATATCCCCAATAGTTCCCATCATCATAAGAGATAACAAGATACTTTTTAGCGGCAGCTTCCGCTCTTTGATAGGGTAGAAGAGAAAGTAGCATTGCTACAATAAGCAACAACCCTAAAATATGTTTTCTTTTCTTCATAAGAAGTCCCCCTTTTTTAATAATAATAATAATAAAAGTTTACTTAATCCGATGAAAAAAGTCAATAGGATTTCATACAATATATGGTTTCTATATTGACTTTATATAAAATAAGGAATAAAATAAATTTAATATTATTTGGGAGGGAATTTTTTATGAAGAAAAAAGTAGTATTATTAATGTTGTGTTTCGCTTTATTGCAAACTATCTTTTATAATTTTCCAGCAATGGAACAAAAGATTACAGCAGAGGCGGCTTCAAAAATAAAGTTGAATAAAAAAACTTTATATATAACAAAGGGTCAAACCGCGCAGCTTGAAATTTCAGGAACGAAAAAGAAGGTAAAATGGAGTACTAGCAATAAAAAAATAGCAACTGTTACTTCTAAAGGTAGAGTAAAAGGGGTAAAAAAGGGAAATGCAAAAGTAACAGCAACAGTAGATGGCAAAAAATATGTATGTAAAGTAATTGTAGAGACACCAACTCTTAGTAAAAAATCGGCAGTTTTAGAGACAGGTGATACGATTACTTTGAAATTAAAAGATACGAAGCAAAGTGTCAAATGGACAACATCTAATAAATCTGTTGCTATAGTTTCAAAAAATGGTGTTGTTACAGCCCTTGAAGAAGGAGAAACAATCATAACTGCCAAAGTAGGTAAGAAAAATTACAGTTGTGATATTACAGTATCAGGAGAAGCAATTGAAATAAAAGATAATGATGATACGGAGGAAGAGCAAGAAGATAATAGCCAAAACTCTGAAGTTAATGAAAACAAAGTAGCAGAAACAGATGTTGATGATAAACTAAAAAATGTGAAACTTCGCATTGCTGCAACTCAATTTACTATTTCACCAGGCGCCAGGTGTCAATTGTCAGTGGTGGATGAAAAGAATAATCTTATATGGAGTCCAGATGTTTCATCTGACATCGAAGTTTTTTGGAGTTCTGAAAAGCCATCTATAGCAAGTATCTCTTCTGATGGAGTAGTGACAGGTATCTCTATGGGAGGCTCTAAAATCTCTGCAAAAATAGGAGATAAAACCTGCGAGGTAGAAATTGCGGTATTAGATCCGTTTCTAACTTCAAAAACTATTGTCATACACCTAGACTCTAGCAATATAATAAGTGAGATTTCCTTATATGCAACCGATCCATCACAAAATATTATTTGGAAAACGAGTGACCCAACCGTTGCAACCATATTATCAACTAATGGTAATTCTGCTAATATAATTGGGGTTTCGCAAGGGGATTGTAAGATATTTGCCACATTAAACGGAGTTACTTATACGTGTAAGGCAATAGTTTTAGGAAATACAACCTCTAATAATCAAATACCACCAACAAACACAAATATTATACCTCCTGTTAATACTGGTACAACAACTATACCAGAAGTAACTATGACAGTAGCAGAAGAAGAGGCACGTCATCAAAAAGCACTCTCTGATATTCGGTTGAAGGTGGCAGATATGAGAAGGGATACCGATCAAAAAATAGCAGAAATCCGTAGGAATACTACTCCATATTATGGGACAGAAGAATCTTATAGAAATAGACGTTCAGATTTATTAAAAATTATTACACAATGTCAAAAAAGAATCGTAGCATTGTCTGGTGATAATTCCGAGGATGCAAAGAAGCAAACTCGAATAGAAAAATCAAAAATGGAAGCAGCACAAAAGGAATTGGATGAATTAGAAGCAAGTTATTATGCAAGTGAAGAAATTTCGAATTTGGAGAAATTAGTAGAGACTTATGAAAAAGCAGAAATGGACAGAGAAAATCAACTATATTATTCAAATTTAGCAAGGATAAATGGAAGATAAAAATATTGTAATGAAAAAGGACTTAGTTGAAAAACTAGAGTCCTTTTAAATTTTAAAGTCTACACTATAAACGTTAAACATTAACTTTTTGATGATATGTCCAGTTTTATTTTCTACTTTGATTTGACTATCCGATAATAATGTTAATTTTAGATAACATCCAAAAAGATTAGCTTCTCTATCAGTATATAGACGCATATTATAGCTTTTATCGCCAGACCAATCACCATTAAGATACCCTCCAGGAGTAAAAAATTGCCATATTGAAGGCAAATCAATATCATTTAATGGTGAAGATGAAAATGAAATAATGCTATCACTTCCTTCTAAGTCTCCCCATATACCAAGATATAAAGTTTCTGGACTTATTAAATATTGCTGCATTGTAGATATTTTTTCTTCAAGAGTAAAAGTTCTGCTAGAATTATTTGCAAGAGAGATGGATGTGAAACTTGTCTGGGACATACCAGATAAAACTTTGGCATCGCTTATTGAAAGATTATAACTACCATTTACTCCAAAAATACTAATCCCTTTTTTAATATTTCCAGCTACTAAATTATTATCCCCTTTAATAATTTGGTCGCCGCTCAAATATCTTCCTGCGGCAATAGTTTGATTGCTCGTGGTTGGAGTATAAGTTTCAGCAGATTTTGTAGTAACAGATTGTGATATTCTGCCGCTTCCGTTATGATATCCTTTAGGTATCGTATAACTTCCGTTAATGGGAAGGGTATGGTTAGTTTCTCCATTATCAGGCATTGTTCCAGTTATTTTTCCGTTGCCACCATAAGCGGTATATGAAGATAGAATTTTATCTGCTGTAGCAGTGGCATCAGATGTATTAAATCCTGGTAATGGGACAATATTATTTTTTCCGCGCATATATTCACCTCGCTTTAATATTGTTATTACATTGACAACTAGCTAAGTAGTTTTTTATTGTTTTGTATTTTTTCATTTTCAATCTCTATGACCCTTCAATGTATAAATGTTGTTACTACGGATTATACTAAATAGAATTTCATTGATGGAGAATTAACTTACTGTTATTAAAACCTTATTTCCTGTTACCGGATATGCTATATGTTGCCCGTCATCTGGAGAAAAATTTGACCTAGATCCAGCAGGATCAACAGTATAAACATCTTTTTGTTCAAAAGTACAAGTTAGACTTCCTTTCCCATTAGTTACAGCGCCTTGCATAAAAAGAAAATAATGATCTGAAGGAGCATCTGTATTTAAACATAAATGTCCTGTTATTGCTGGTTTAATTACCACATTAAAATTGGTTGTTTCCCCAACTTTTGCTGAAGTTGGAGTAAATGAAACTAATTGGTATGAGGAAGGGGTTATAATACTTACTTCACATATTTCACTATATATTTCTTCCTTAGTGTTATTTATTTTGCATCTATAATATTCTTTCCCTATATTACTACTAACTTCCCCAGTATAAGAAGAGGAAGTTGCGTTAGATATATCAGAGTAAATAGAATTGTCTATACTTTTCTGCCATTGATAGGATAGTGATAATTCGCTATTGGCTTGAAGAGATATTGAGATATTGCTTTCAGCTTCTACAGATAAGGTACTTACTGGTTGAGCAGTAATAGTAATAGAAGGAATTTCCCTTACTTCTATCATAACAATATCTGTTGTCATAGTCTTATCGTTATTACTAATGACACATTGCCATTGATTTGTCCCGACTTCAGAAGTTATAGCAGAAGTAAAATTAGCTGTTTTGGCAGTTGGATTCGTGCTATTTGTCCATTCATCACTATCATTAGCTCTATACCTCCACTGATAAGATAATTCGGACGAACTGTTGGCTTCTACAGACAAATGAAAGCTTTCACCAACATACACATTAGTTCCAGCAGGCTGATTTGTAATCGTAATTGTTGAATCTGGAGTTGATGTATTTCCACCACCTTCATCATCCCATACAATATGAGGAACTCCATCAATAATCTCAAAGGAACAACCATTTAATGAATTTTGCAATGCCTGAATTTGTTGTTGCATTTGTAAAAACTGTTTGGAAACAGTATTAGCATAACTACCATCAATATTAGGATTAAGTTGTCTTGCATCTGCAGCATAGCCAGCAACAGTAGTCGTCGTATTATTTGCTATGTTGTCAGGAGTAATAGTCGGTTTTTCAGTATCATCTTTTGCTTCATCAAGATTCATCACCACAATAGCATCAATTTCTACGGTAAACGTTTCAAGTGGATTTTGGATAGTAAATTTAATACCATTTTCTACACTTTCTTCTACTAATTGTAGCTCTGTGGCAGTATCTAAAGTAGTAGGAGAGTAGTAGGTAATAAGAATAGAATCTTCTGTAACATGTGTATTTTGAATGGTATATATATTGTTGGTAAATAATTCTGGAGTTAATGTGATATTTTTGACTTTAAAGATAGAACTAAAAGAAGTGTTTTTGATATGTTCGATTTCTTCTTGCAGATTCATTACTTCATCTAATTTTCCTAAACTTTCGTAAAATTGTTTTTCAGTTCCTATATATCCACCAGATATAGCGGCTTCATAAGGGGATTTGCCATTTCCGGCAATTTTTCTACCATTTCTATATAATCCCATGCGCCACCGTCCTTTCTTTCAAAATTGAATGGTTTATAGATTGATTATTACAACAAAAAAAATAGTTATAATATATATTTGTTATCTTCAGCAAAGTGTTTCTATAATTTTGGTATTATACTAATAATGTTATGTTTTAATATGCTTCATAGCTATTTTTTAATAGGTAACACTAATAACATTTTAAATCTCTTGTTCTTCTTTTCTTATCCCTATTGCTATCATCATTAGCGCAGTATCTTTTAGTATTGTTTCATTATCTTTGCCGAAATAAAGGAATTTCATTTTTTTGGATTGGTTATTACCACTTGTAATTCCATTTGTTATACCTATCACGTTTGCCTTGAATCTTTTATCAAATGTATAACAATAGCCAACTAATCTTACATAAGTTGTAGTATAGTCTTCTAGGAAAAATATATCTTCACCATCTTCAATATCTTTTATTGGTGAGGTATACGCATAGAAAATATCTAAAAGACCATATGATGTTTTATAAACAGAGTTGGGTGGAAAAATAGCAGCAAATAAATTTGTATATTCCGTCGTCGGATTTGGTAATTTTGCATTCTTTAAAATATCACCAATCGTTTTCTCGCCAACAGTATTACTATCTCTAGCTTTTCCAACAACCATACTCCCATCCGCCAAACTAGACATAGCAGTAGTATAAGTGTTAAAATTTTCTTCTATGAGATTATTTTGCTCATTGAATCTTGTAGTAATTATTTTATTCTGTACCGGATTTTTACTGGTACTGCTCAATTCTTCATCCACAACAATACTAGAAGTTTGTCCAGTAAGTGGTATTTTATGTATTGCCATTTTTATTCCCCTTTCTCATGGTGACAATATTTATCTTGATAGATGTAGCGAGTTTAATATTGGTGCTATCTTGCCAATCTACAATTTGGTTGTCTATGACAGTATTCATATTATATTTCCTTCCTTCTTTCTAAATAGGTGAACTATCCACTGTCTAAAGGCAATGGGATTATGGTATCCTTATGTGAACTACCCATTGTCTAAAGCCAATGGGCTTCCTGCTTCATCGACCTCGTAACCTACTATCTCCACAGGCGTA